ATGTGGTAAATGGCACAGATGAAAGTTGGAGAGAAGTAGAAGAACACACTAAAGCATTTAGAGATGCCGGCTGTAACTTCCCTGTATGGATTATGGGAGTTGGCGGCACCTTTGAAGGCCTTGTGCAAACAGAGGCCAGCATAGCCGATGAAGCCATACAACGTGGATACAATTACACTAGTAGAGTTCACGTACACATTTATGGTAATGCTATTGGCAAATAGGAGAAGTTTATGAGTAGAATTAAATTGAATATTAAAAGTCCGTGGGCAGTATTAATTAGTTTGAGTATGTTTGTAATGTTTATATCTGTGGTAGCATTGGGTGATACTAAATCAAAGACCGAAGTATTATACAGTACAACTGGTGAACCTATAGGCATAGTTGGTTACACTGAACATGGTGTTCCAGTTACTAAAGATGATATTAAAGTTAGATCTATTAATACAAATCAGATTAGAGGCTGGAAATGGGACAACAATAAGGATCAACTTATACTAAGAATGAATAAAGGTAAAAAAATTATTATAGAGTTTTATGGTAGATGCTGGGATATAGATTTTGCAAACCAATTACTTTTTAAAAATACACTTGGTTCGTTTACATTTATCACAGTTGGCGACATTATTACACCAATTACATTTGGTAGACACGCAACAATGCCGTGCAGAATAAAAAAAATATATGAAATGGTGCCTGCATAATGTATCCGTGTTTTATTTGTGGTAAAGTTATTAAGTATTTAGATATAAAATATCATACTGCTGATAAAACTAAAATATTTTGTGGTGCTAGTTGTAGCCTAACATACTATCAACAATTAAAGGAGAAAGAAGATGGCAAAGATGAAGTTTAAAGATATGATGGACCCTAAACTGTGGTTCAAGAACGAAAAGGATAGACGTATTGCTATTGCTAAAAGAGATTTAACAGGCGGCGAATTAGAAAAAGAACTTGCCACTATCGAAGATAAGCCGTATGTAAACGTATTGCAAATGGATGTTGATCCAATAAATCCTAAGAAAGGCTTTGTTGAACTTGACTTTAACGAGCAATTTGTTACAATGTTACAAACAAACGGTTATAGTGGCAAAAGTGATGATGATATTGTAAATGGTTGGTTCAATGACTTATGTAGAACCATATTACAACAAGAAATGGCTGACATGGACTTTGGTATGCAAGATATGAATCCTGCTCCAAGTGATGTTATAACAGTGACAGATGAAGACAAAGAAGCAAAGGAATAATGAAATACATTCTAGTTGACACACTTAATATGTTCTTTAGAGCAAAGCATGTGACTGCTCGTACTAGCGACATTGATATGAAAGTTGGTATGGCAATGCACATTATGTTTAATAGTGTAAAGAAGGTGTGGAGAGAGTTTGATGGCGATCATGTAATATTCTGCTTAGAAGGTAGAAGTTGGCGTAAAGACTTCTATGAGCCTTACAAGAAGAATAGAAAGGTCACAATGGATCAAAGGTCTCCTAGTCAACAAGAAGAAGATGAAATATTCTTTGAAGCATACGACGAATTCGTTGAGTTCTTAAAAACTAAGACGAATTGTAGTGTGCTACATCAACCACAAGCAGAAGCAGATGATTTGATTGCTATGTGGACACAAGAACACCCACAAGATGAACATATTATTGTAAGCACAGATAGTGACTTTTATCAACTTATAAGCAATAACATTAGTCAATATAATGGTGTAACAGATCAAATAGTAAGGATAGATGGTATATACGAAGCAAAGACTATGAAACGTGCTATTGATAAAAAAACACAAGAGCCTAAAGCAGTACCAGATCCTAAATGGTTACTGTTTGAAAAGTGTGTTAGAGGCGATACATCAGATAATATCTTCTCTGCTTTTCCTGGTGCTAGAAAGAAAGGCAGTAAGAATAAAACAGGTATGCAAGAAGCATTTGCTGATATGGAACGCGGTGGCTTTGATTACAATAACTTCATGCTACAACGTTGGGTAGATCACAATGAGGAAGAACATAGAGTTATAGATGACTTTGAACGTAATAAAATACTCATTGATCTTACACAACAACCAGATGAAATTAAAACTGCTATCAGAGAAGTATTTGAAGAATCATCTAATAAGGATAAAGTACAAAACGTAGGAATACATTTTATGAAGTTCTGTAACAAATGGAATATGCCTAAACTTACAGATGCCGCAACAGAATTTGGAGAAATACTTAACGCATGTCAGAAACAATAAGAAAAATATGGGATGCCATAAAGTATGGTCCAGAAGAAACGTTGGTTACATTTGAATCACCTGATAAAGGTAAAACAGTATTTCAATGTACATCAACAACAAATAAAAGAACAGGACAAATAACAAGACAACGAGAGTTGATAAAAGGAGAAATAAATGAGTAAGAAAGCAACAATTAAAAAGGTTGATGACGCAAGTTGGTTGGTTATAGATCAGCATCGCGGTAATGTCGGAGTCCTGTATCAAAATGTCCAAGGTGATTATGAATACTTGGCAAGTGATATTAAGGAAAAATTTAAAAGCGACCGAGCAGTAGAAAAATATTTTGGTGCTAAAGTATTCCAACAGAAAACCGTTGAAAGTGCAATACAGCCAGATAAGATGTTTATTGCAGGATTTGAAATACCATTTCCATCACCTGAACTAATTTCATCTGACCATCCTGAATACACAAAAGATGTACCGTTATTCAGTAAAACTGCAAATAGCGATGTATTGTATGCGGCAGGTTGGTATGCTATTAACTTTGAAAAAGGCTGGAAACATGGTTACTGTCCTAAAGCAAGTACACTATTCCAATATGGGTACGAAGGTCCTTTTAATACCAAAGATGAATTAAGATTCAGACTCAAAGAACTTAATAAGATCAAGAGAAATGAAATTAAAAACTCTGATTGAAAATCTCAAATACTATAAGTCTATTGGAAGTACTCAAGTAACATTAGATATTAATGATTTGCTAGAAGCATTAAATGATGTATCTAAAGTAGAGGAAATTAAACCAAAGAAATCATTGACGTTAGATGCCGATGGCGGCAGGTTCTAGTTTTTTAACAAGGCAACATGGTTTCGTGAGTTTTAACAAAGGCACATACAACGCCAAATATAAATACAACTACAAAATGCCCAGTTATGGTATAAATCATCATTACTTAAAATGGTGCGAAGATAATATACCAAATGGATTTGGTTGGTGGTTCAAAAGAACACAACCTTACATAACTGATCCACACAAAGACGATAGAGCATTCGTGAGTTTTAAAACAAAAGAGGACCATGCAAAGTTTACTTGGTATATGTTAAAGCAAAATGATAGTTAAAATTTACACAAAAACCACATGTCCATATAGCACTATGGCTAAACAAGTGCTAGAACTTAATGGATATGAATACACAGAAACAGTATTAGATGATGACGATAAACGCACACAATTCTACGAAAGTTGCGGAGATGACGTTAATACTGTACCACAAATATTCGTAGATGGAGAAAGAATAGGGGGATTTCAGCATCTTCTTAGGTCAAAACTAATTAGTTAAAGTATGTTTTAACTGCTTTTTAGATAAATAAAAGTACAGGAGACATACATGAGTAGACCAAAACCAACAGTGATTTTAGAGCATCACGATACTACAAATTATAAAACAGAGCAGGTACTAGCGGCTGGAAACGTTTTTAGTGTGTTCTTTCAAGGTTCGCCAATTAATCTAAGAACCATGCATTCTTACTTAGATTATCCTGGACCGAAGTATAAGAAAACTAGTTTTTCTAATCCTGGACATGCATTTAACTTAGCAGAGCGTCTAAACAAACAATTTAACACAGAAGAATTTTGTGTAGTTAAATTAGAAAGCGGACCTATTGTTAGTGAAGATGAAGTCAAAAATGGCAATTCAAAATAGTTTACAATATAAAATAGTAGATAAAATCAAGCAAGAATTAGATATCAGTCAGTATTCTGTACTTGACATAATGCCTTTGTTTTTTAAAAATCATAGGATTAGAGGTAATAAGGTTATTGGAGTTAGGCTTACTAAGTATGGTTTAACACTTATGGAAAAGAGTTTTACATGCTACAATTTTAAACTAGACAACTTTAAACTGTCAAACAAAGCAGTAGTTAAACTAGATCAAACTATGCAATGGCCTTACTTTGTAGACAATAAGAAGTTAGTGCTATTCAGTGAAAAGGATTCAATTATACTTAAACTGAAAGGTCAGAACTTGGAAAAATGGTTACAAGGTCTTCGCAAACCAAAAAATCCTACCAAAGACGAACCTTCCGAGTAAATATTAATGTACATTAACGTACATACACACTGACACACAAGGAGAAAATTATGTCACAAGGAAAAAGTGGGTTCGAACTACGAACCGATATCTTAGGTATGGCAATGGGACTGTTAGAAAATAACAGAGATCAAGCCACACATTCATTTTACAGCATTCCAGAAGAAGATAGAAAAGGTGAAAAAGCACCTGTTATTGCTATCTCTACTGATGAGGTAATAAGCACAGCACAAGAACTTTACGCATTCGTAAACGAAAAGTAAGTATTTGGTTCTGTATAAAAAAAGGGTCCTAGGACCCTTTTTTAGTGGTTGTGTCTACGATGCAATAATATTTTGCACGTTTTCCATACGACCTGATTTCATCAGTGTATCTAATTTTTTCCAAGTGACCAATGCGAAACGATGAGTTGCACTGGCTACTATTCCTAAGGACTTCGCCATGTTATTCTCCTGTGATATTCTAACAAAACTGCTAGTAGGTTTGCAGTAACTTCATCCCTAATGGGCTCTGTTACAGACTATCAAACTCTATGTTACAATCGTGTTACAGAAGTATTTATCATTTGTGCGAAAATCATACAATTTTTACGGAAATAGGTTGACCATACCCACAAAATTTAGTATAATATATGCATAATTTGTAAAAAGGTAGGAGTTTTTATGTATAAAGTATTTCAAATCAAGTTAAGTGACGAAGTAACAGACTTCGTTAATTCTAATGACAGAGGACACACAGGTGCCGCTGAAAAATATCCTGAGTACAATGCACACATGGAAGTGATGCATGGTGCCGAAGGTTTCAAGGGAGAAATGTTTAATCATTATACCCAAGTTTGCGAAGTTGCTCAATTTGAAGACAGCAACTTAGAAGAAGTATTCAAAATTTTGAATGGTTACTACTATGATGACGACACTGGTTTAGATCAGTGGTTCGACACATTCGTAAGTGGTTTCAAAATGAAGACGTTCACTAGGAAAGATGGTGAGGTTGTTACATATCGTGACATGCACTCTCTTTCAGTAGGCGACATTGTGTATGATTCAGTAGAAGATTCATATAACATTGTTGATAAATGGGGTTTCAAGGACATCACTAGTGATGTTCTTTCAGGTGTTCAACAAACAGCATAATGGAATACGTTGAGTCTTTGGATTATAAACTTCGCTATTTAGATAAGTTCAGTGCTAGGGCAGGTAAACATAATTGGATATCTGACCCTAAGATCTATTCTGATAGCGATGTATTCCTTAGGTTAGAACAGTTGCAAGAACTAGGCTATTTGGTTGAATTAACATTTAATTTGAAAAATAACAAAGAAAAGGTTGACCTTGGTCAGGTTTTTTAGTATAATAGTTGTATATTAAATAATTTCGTAGGAGTAATTATATGTCAGATAACATTCGAACAGTAAAACTAAGCAGGGCAAAGAGCCACATCAAACGTGCTTTTAATAAAAAACGTCCTGTATTTATTTGGGGTCCTCCAGGAGTTGGTAAGTCCGACGTACTGGCTCAGATCGCTGAAGAAGGTAATAACCTTTTAATTGATTTGAGAATGGCTTTGCTAGACCCAACAGATATCAAAGGGTATCCTTACAGAGATGAGGACACTAACAAAATGATGTGGGCGGCACCTGCCGAACTACCATCAGAAGAACTTGCTAGCCAGTATGAAACTGTCTTCTTGTTCTTAGACGAACTTAACTCTGCACCTCCAAGTGTGCAGGCAACTGCTTACCAGTTGATTCTTAACCGTAGAGTTGGACAATATCAATTACCAGATAACGTGGTAATTGCGGCGGCTGGTAACAGAGACACTGATAAAGGTGTTACTTACAGGATGCCAAGTCCTTTAGCAAACAGATTCCTTCACTTAGAAGTTGAAGTTAATCATGACGATTGGCAGTCTTGGGCAGTTGATAATGATATCAACCCAGATGTTGTTGGTTACTTGGCTTTTGCTAAACAAGACCTTTTTGACTTTGATCCAAAGAGTTCAAGTAGGAGTTTTGCTACTCCAAGGTCTTGGGCATTCGTTAGCCAAATGCTGGAAGACAGTGACATGACTCATGAAGAGGAAATGGATATTGTTACAGGTTTGGTTGGCGAAGGCATGGCAATTAAGTTTATGAATCACAAGAAGAATGCTTCTAAACTTCCTAAGCCTTCTGAAATCCTTTCAGGTAAGGTCAAGGAGTTGAAGAAACTTGAGATATCTTCAAAGTATGCTCTTACAGTTGGTATGAGTTACGAACTTAAGAATATCCAAGATAGTGGTGATGACAAAGAACTCACATCGTCGTTTAATAACTTCATTAACTTCTTAATGGATAACTTTGAACCAGAAATGTGTGTACTTGGTTGTAAAATTGCATTGAGCGAGTATGATATTGATGTAGACTTTGCAGATGTTGAACGTATCGATGAGTGGGTTGAAAGATACGGTAAGTATATGAACATCGACTAGTTAGTTCCTGTGTCGCCTGTTACTCCTACAACCTACATAGCGGCACAGACTAAAGGGGGGATCTTTACGGTCCCCCCATCCTTTTATCCAAATAATAGGTTGACCTCTCTGGTAATTTTTAGTATAATATAAGTATAGTTTGTAGGAGAACACACAATGAACAATTTAGCACAAAATACAGATCAAGCAGTAAAGGACAGATTAATAACTGCTAGAGTGCAATTACTTCTTAAGAATGGTTTCTTTGGTAACTTAGCAACTAGGTTACAATTACAAGAAGCATCCGATTGGTGCCCGACTGCCGCAACAGATGGCAGATACTTTTTTTATAATACAGAATTTATCCAGTCATTAGATGATGACGAACTTATCTTTTTAATGGGTCATGAGGTTCTCCATAATGTTTATGATCACATGGATAGACGTGGTAATAGAGATCCTCGTCTTTGGAACATAGCAAATGACTATGTTGTGAACATGGACTTAGTTGAAAATAATATTGGTAAGAGAATTACCAAAGTTAATATCTGTTTTGACTACAAATATCAAAACTGGATTTCAGATGAGATATACGACGACTTGTACGAGAACGCAGAAAAGATTACTGAAGAAACACTTGACATGCATTTAGACTTCAGTAATGAAGATGGTGACGGTCAAGGTGCTGAAGGTAAAGGTGAAGGTGGTGATCAACAAGACGGGCCACCAAAGTATTCTAAAGAAGAAAGACAACAGATCAATGACGAAGTAAAAGAAGCCGTAATGAATGCGGCCAAAGGTGCTGGTAACAAAGATCTTCCTAATGGCGTTAGAAAGATGATTAAGGATCTTACTAATCCTGAGTTAGATTGGAGAGAGTTACTTGCTACCAATATTCAAAGTGTTGTAAAGAATGACTTTACATTTATGAGACCTGCTAGAAAAGGTATTGCTGAACACGTTTACCTTCCTGGTATGGACTACGACACAGACTTAGATGTGTTCTGCTTTATTGATAGTTCCGGTTCTATGTCAGATGAAATGCTTAGAGACCTTCTAAGCGAAGTAAAAGGTTGCATGGAGCAATACACTAACTTCAAACTTAGACTTTGTTTCTTTGACACATCTACATACACTATTCATGAGTTTGATTCTACTAACGTAGATGACATTTATGATATTGAAATTGAAGGCGGTGGCGGTACTGAGTTTGATTGTATGTTTGATAGACTCAAAGAGGAAGACATTGTACCACAGAAGTTAATTGTATTCACAGATGGTTACCCATGGGGTAGTTGGGGCGATGAAACATACTGTGATACATTGTTTATAATTCATGGTTCTGGCTACGGTGGCAGAACTCCAGAAGCACCATACGGTGTATCGGTAAAATATAAAGCATGAAGATTCACGTAAGTAAAAAATTAGGTGTAGGTGAACTAGAAGGTTTGAAAGGTACTCCAACCTATGAGAACCTAATGAAAAACAAAATTTGCATTTATTCTAATACAACAGAAGACGATACTATATTTGATTTAGTATCGCACTTCGATGAGTATGGACAAGGTTTACTCTATATGTCTACACTTGGTAGCGACAATATATGGAGAATTTACTTTGAGAACACCGGTGACATGCTTACATTTATAGAGTTAGCCAGAGCACCCAGCAAAAAACCAGATAATATAGGCACAATTGAGTCAGTAGTAGTAAATACTACACATGACGCAGAATAACATTCTATGGTCCTGTAATGAATGGGATCCCCTCAAAGAAGTAATAATAGGAACGGCCGTAGACGCCAATATTCCAAACGGCGACCTTTCGCACCACGCCACCAACTATGCCAATCTAAGTGCTGAACAGTATGCACAAATGCCTAAGGGTAGATACCCAGAGCATGTATATACCGAAGCAGAAGAGGATTTAGACGCATTGTGTAACGTTCTAAGCAACGATTTCGGTGTAAAGGTACATAGGCCTAACCTAAATGCTGTAGACTTTACAGCGAACGTTAGCAACGGCTTATGGGACACAGACCAATACGAAGCATACTGTCCACGTGATAGTGTTACTGTGATAGGTGACAAAATCATAGAAGGTGCTATGAGTTTGAGAGCAAGGTATCACGAAACCTTTCTATTCAGAGACCTATTCCAAGAGAAGATGATGGGTGGTGCTAATTGGTTACAAATGCCTAAGCCACGTTTAGATGACAGTTTATTTAAAATACAGCCAGGCAGAGACCCAAGTGTAAATAACAACGAACCTATACTAGACCCTGCTAACCTCATACGCATGGGTTACGATATACTATACTTGATATCCAATACTGGTAATGAAATGGGTGCTAAGTGGTTACAGAACGCACTAGGCCCCGACTTTAAGGTACACATGATGCATGACTTATACAGTTGGGCACATGTCGACAGTACAATTATGCCACTAAGACCTGGATTGGTAATACTGAATGCCAGTAGGGTAGATGCAGACAGGGTGCCTGCTATATACAAAGGTTGGGATATTATTTGGTATGACGATGATATGTGTGTTGGACAACCATGTTTAGAAGATTATGCTCCAGCAAGTAGTTGGATTGGCATGAACGTACTCAGCATAGATCCACAGCATGTATTAGTACCTGATGATGAAATACACTTAATGAAAGCCATGGAAAAACATGGCGTAACACCTGTGCCTGTCCAAATGCGTCATATGAGAACACTAGCAGGTGGTCCACATTGTGTGAGCCAAGACCTAGTTAGAGACGGAAAATTAGAAAGTTACTGGAAATAGCAGTTGACTTTACCCCTTATTTTTAGTATAATAATAGTGTATTAAGTAGTTGAGTAGGAGTTATGGAACTTAATTTAGAAGGTTACAAAGGTTTACTAGTAGTGGGCGATGTCCATTCAGTTTTCTCTGACTTTGCTACTTCATATTCATATGCTCGTAAACACAATTTATATTACCTGCAACTAGGTGATATATTGGATTACGGTCCTAAGCCTTTAGAAACCATGTTGTTAGCAAAAGAAATACTTGATGCTGGACACGGTACTATTATACAAGGCAACCACGATAATAAAATGTTTCGTTGGGCAAAAGGCAATGATGTTAAATTAGGTAAGGCACAAAGAGATACACTTGCTAGAGTGGATTTTGGTATTGACTTATTTAAAGATCTTGTACTTGAAATTGCTCCACAACAACCTTTCTTTGTTACTTATAAGAACTTTTTCTTTACACATGGCGGTGTACACCCTGAGTTTTGGGAAACCAAAAAGATCACCAAGAAGTCTATGGAAAGTGTATTCTTATACGGACAGGTTGATAATACTAAAACAGTTATGTGGCAAGGTCAGCCATATGCTCACAGAGTATATGATTGGGCCGAAGCAATACCTAAGGGTAAAATAGTATTTGTTGGACACGACAGATCACCATTAAAAAGTGAGCCTGACTTCGAAGACAATTTAAAAATGCCGTTAGTATATTATACTAAGAAAGAAGAAAGGGTAATATTCCTAGATACAGGTAGTGGTAAAGGTGGTACACTTAGTGGTGCCAAAATGACCTTTAATAACTACAATCAACTAGCAATTGAGACCTTTTTATCGTTCACATAAAAACATCAGTTAATAAATAATACTTGTAAATTACCATTGGAGGAAAAAATGGCAGATACAGAAAACACAGAGATTGTAAACGAAGAAGTTGAACAATCAGTAGAAGGAGATGCACCTGAGCAACAACAGGCCTCATTAAGCCTTGAGGAACTCAATGCATTATTACAAATCGTTGATTTAGCAGTAAGCAGAGGAGCATTTAGAGGTGCAGAAGCATCACAAGTAGGTGCTGTTTTTGATAGATTAAATAATTTTCTTAATATAGTTGCACAAAATCAACAAGCAGAAGCAGAAGTAGAGGCTGATGCACCAGCAGAGCCAGAGGCTCCTGCAGAAGGAGAATAATATGCCAAGTATAACAAAACACGTTGCTAAATGGAACGAAAGAAAGTGTCTAGTGCTATTTAGAGAAGTTCCGGGTGAACCAGAAAATGCTCTATTAATTATGTCAGGCGAACTTAGTGCTACTCAACATGATGAATTAATTTCAGTTGTAGATAGCGATGAAGCACAGACAAATAGCGATTTAGCACAGGTCCTAAACGGCAGAAACTTTAGCGATGGTAGAGTAATGTTACAGGCCTTACACGCAGATGGTATGATTACCAAAGCACCTGTAAGCGAAGTTATAATGTTACCTACTCCAAAAGACGAAGTACCATTAACTGCTCTTAATGATTCAATTGCAACAATCGAAGCAGGTAAAGAAGCAGATAAACCTAATCTTGCTGATACATCTGAGATTGATGCTATTAATCAAGTTGAAAGACCTAGACAATTATCAGAAAGAGAAGCAGAAGAACAATTAGGTATTGCAAAGGGTTTATTGGAACAGGCTAATATGATTGAGCAGGATGTTGAAAGAGTTCAACAGCAAATGATTGCAGATGCTAATAGTAAAAGAGAAGAAGCATACGCAAGAGCACCTGAATTAAGGCCAAAGCCAAAACCAGGCAGACCAAAGAAATCAGCGATATAGTTGGGAGATATGAGTAAAAGGAAAATAATCCTTACTCACAATTCCCAACTTAGCAACTTCGACAAATTGTTGAAAGATATTTTTACGACAGAAATACCTAGTAACTTTGTTGACAAAGTAGTTGTAACTGATAAGAATGGTAATACAGGTGAGAAACTAGGTTCCAGTATAGAAGGAGCAATTCCACTAAATCCTAATGTGGACACACCCCTGTCTAAATTATGGAATAACGAAACTGAATCTGTAGAGATTTTTCTAAATATTAAAAAAGTAGAAAAATATGTTACTGATGAAACAAATAAATTATTAGATAAATTTGAAGACTGATGTTTTACTTACCTGAACAAGATTTATTATTCATTCATATACCCAGAACTGGAGGTAAATCATATAAAGTTTTTTTAGAAAACTATGGCACCAATACTGATATAGAAATATTTGATACACATAGTCCTGTACAAACAGCATGTTATTTTTTAGATAATCCTGATGCAAATACTAAATTAAGTATTATTCGAAACCCGTATGCTAGAGAAGTTAGTTTATGGCGTTGGGGTAGAGCAGGTCCTTTAGCGGCGGCTGACATGACTTTTGAATATTGGTGCAGGTGGAGATTTGAAGGTCGTCCTAAAGATGCCTCAAATGTACTCACATACCTTGATCCTGTAACTGTAACCTCTTTATGGGGTATGCACAAGACACCGCAAATTCTTTACTTAGTAGATGAAGATGCAAAATTACGAGTTGATTACATTGGTTGCTACGAGCGTCTAGAAGAAATTTTTGATTATACTAGAAAAAGATTTCACGAGGACTATGGTTATGTGAAACATGTTGCAATGCAGAATGAAACTCCGTGGGCAAGAAAACTAAATCAAAGTGAAATGGATTGGCGACTAATATATGAGCAATGTGAAAATACGCAAGAAATATTAGACTTGGTATATAATTTTTATGATTGGGACTTTGAAACATTTGGTTATAACAGAGACTGGTTGGTTGAAGATGATTCACCAAGTCGTAATGTAGGCGAAATGCCAAAGCCTAGTTCAGATGCTTATGGAGATATGATGTCAAATTGGCCCTTAAAACAATTTTATGGTAATAGAAAAATACTACTTGCCGATGCATTAAGTTATAGATTTATGCCGGAAGGCAAAAATAGAGGTGTGTTCTTACAAAACACTATGGGTCTTAAGATAGGTGATGTTACACTAAGAGAGGACTAGTGCCACTAGATCAGAGTGCCCATAACCCAACCCAACCAAGATATTCAAACTGGTACAAAGTATTTGCATGGAAGCCTCGCACATTAACAAATGGCAAAAAAGTTTGGCTTAAATTCATATATAAAAGAACTATAATCATTGACTGGATGCCACCTACATATCCTGCCAAAAAGTATTTTAATACACAATACACCGATATAAATGGTGTAATAAAGGACAAATTAATCCAGAAAAACCGGTAAAAAAGGTTGACCTTGACCCAGTATTTTAGTATAATAGTTGTATAAATTAAAAAGGTAGGAGAGTTTAATTATGCAAACATTAGTAATACAAACCCAGTACAGAGAAAACTATGCCGCACATGACAGTGGTTATGAGCATGGTGTAAGCGAAGCACACTGGAAGTACAAAGGTGGTTGCACTTATTTCGTAACTGATCTTACTCCTGGGCAAATCAACAAGATTGCTCAAAAAGGTATTCCAACTTTAACCAAACTTATTGAAAGCAAAAACGAGGCTTTTGAAGAATATATCCTGGATTGGGAGATCCGTGAACTTGGTAAAAATGGCGACGGCAAGGGTCCAATTTGTGAGCCTTGGGAAACACCCGTAGAGTTCTTTTATAAGGACGGGTGGAAATGTCGTACCCATCACACTCCCAGTCCTGAATATACTCATTTTGCTCCAAGCATTATTGGTAAGGCTGAGCAATGGACACCTGGTTTTGGTAACACTAGGACTGACTATGCATGTCAGTTTAAAACTGCTAATGGCTGGTTTGATCAGAAAGATCCGCAACTGTTAAAACAAGTTCAGGAGGTGGCGTAATGAATCCTTGGAATATAATTCAACAGTTAGAGAGCAATAACAGTTCTCTATTCAAGCAAGACGTTATTAAAGCAAACATTGATAATCAAGAGTTTATCACCGGTGCTACTATGTGTCTTGATCCTCTTGTAACTTTTGGTGTTAAGCAAGTACCAACAACAGACGCAGATGGTCCTGGTGTAAGTTGGGATTTGTTTCAATCTTTAGCAGACAAATTAGTTGCTAGAGAAGTTACTGGACATGCGGCCAGAGATGCTATTCAAACATTAGCAGACCACAGCACCGTTGAGCAATGGAACGATTGGTACAGACGTATCTTAATCAAAGACCTACGTTGTGGTACTGGTGCTAAACTAATCAACAAAGTACAAAAGGATACTATTCCACTATTTGGTTGTATGTTAGCACACGATGGTGCTAAACACCCAAAGAAAATTAAAGGAGAATGTTTTGTCGAATATAAGTACGATGGTGTTAGGGTTATTGCTATTGTCCAGAATGGTAGTGCTACCCTATATAGCAGAAACGGGAAAATACTTTCCAACTTCCCACATATCGAAGAGGCCCTCAGTAAGTCTAAGTTTGAAGGCTTAGTATTTGATGGCGAAGTAATGAGCGAAGATTTCCAAAGTTTAATGAAGCAAGTTCACAGAAAAGAAGGCGCTCAAACTGAGGACAGTTACCTTGCAGTATTTGACATGCTCACACTAGAAGAGTTCAATGCAGGCGGTACTGAAATGACTGCATTTGAAAGACGTGAACGTTTAATTAGTAAACAGGCTGATTTTAATAATAGAATTACACTTGTTCAAGCAATTAATTTAGACTTAGACAGTGAGCAAGGCCAAGCAAGTTTCAAAGCAATGAACAAACAAGCCTTAGAAGAAGGTTATGAAGGCTTAATGATTAAGCCTATACAAGAAGGTTACAAGTGTAAACGTAGCCATGCTTGGTTAAAGATCAAACCTTTTATTGAAGTTACACTTAAGGTTGTAGCACTTGAAGAAGGTACTGGTAAGAATGAAGGCTTACTTGGTGCTCTTGTTGTAGAAGGTGATGACGACGGTAAGTTCTTTAGACTTAACGTTGGTAGTGGACTAACTGATGAAAACAGAGAACAAATTTGGGCAAACCAAGATGCTGTTATAGGTCAGTTGGTTGAGATTAGAGCCGATGCGGCAACGCAAAGTCAAGACGCAGAAGATACTTGGAGCCTTAGGTTCCCAAGGTTTAAGACATTTAGAGGTTTTGAACTAGGAGAAAAACTATAGGATGCCAAACTGGTGTAGTAATTATATTGTAATTGAAGGCCCTAAGGATAAGGTAGAGGCCATATGGAGCAAAGCAAGTGACGAATCAGAAGAAGGATTATTAGGTGCCTTGCACCCAATTGGTCCATGGGATTATCATAAAGCAGTAGAGGAATGGGGAACTAAATGGGACGTACCTTTAACTGACAGTAATTTAGAATTAGAAATGATTAATGAGAGCACATCTGCTATTGTTGGTTATTTTGAAAGTGCCTGGTCACCACCATTAAATGCTATTATGCATTATGAAATGGCTAACCCAGATGTTGATATTCACTGTATGTATTATGAACCTGCAAATGACTTTGTTGGTTCTAATCACTATGGTGATTTCTCTATAAGTGATCAACCAAGAAGTTTTTGGGAAACAGATCCAGCAGGACAAGATTTAGATGGAACTTTCTATGTTGTAGAAATGTTAGATGAATACCAAGATGAAATAGAAGACGAGCATCTGGATGATGACACACTCGTTGACCCAGAGAAGTTACCAGAATGAAGGCTTGGGAAAAATTTTTAGTAAGCGACACTAGACATCATTTAGGTGGGCGTCAACGTATATACAAATTTCCAAATGGTTTTGGTGCTAGTGTAATACCAGAGTACATTATCACAGATGACGAGCAGTACGACGAGCACCTTAATCCTGAGGATGATAATAAAATGAAACCGAAGAAAGGCTGGTGGGAGATTGCAGTATTAGACTCGTCTGGAGAGTTATGTTATGACACAGACATAACCGATGATGTATTAAGAAATCAATGTGACCCAGATGTTGATAACATATTAGGTAAAATAAGTAGATTATGAAAAAAATAGCAGAATGGTTAGAAATTTGTAAAGTTCATTGGAAAGAGATATTTGCTATCTCCTTTATTATGCACTTTGTATTTGATGGTTTTATATTGTTAATTGGTATACTAATAGGAGTACACATTGGGCACTAAAAAAATAAAAAGACCTGTGAGCACTTTAACTCACAGCACAATGGAAGTAGCACTACACTTTTTAAAGTGGAGAGAGCAACAAAAGAAAAATTCTTTAATAGGGCATAACGGAGGACCCTCTTTATAAATAATATTATGGGACAATACGACGATAGAGTAGAAAGGCAACGACTATTACTTGCCGCGGAAGAATGGGCAAAAACTGTTAGATCCGTTCATGCACATTCACTTTGTTCAATGTGGTATGACACAAGACCACAAGATACCGAAGATGGTAAATCAGTATTAGATATTGAATACAATAATGGACTTGTTGAAAGAAAAACACATGATGGTTATACAGTTTATTTTGGAAAAAAACTCAAAGGTGATGAACTAGTTCAAGAGTATAGAAGACACTCCACATAATACAAAACCAACTATCCTAAAAAACAAAGTAATTCTCTGATAAATATGAGTGTACTAGAAATTAGTACAGAGACATAAACAGGAGAACAAAATGGCCTCAATCGGATTCATTGGGGTAGGCAAGTTAGGACAAGCCTGCGCCGAGATGGTCGCCGAGGTCCATGATGTTGTTGGTTATGATGTCAATCCAGTAGAGCCTGAAAACTTTACAATGGTTGACAATATGGAAGATGCTGTAAAAGGACAAGACATTGTTTTTATCGCAGTACCTACTCCACATGATCCACAGTATGATGGAAAGGCACCTACCAGCCATTTACCTAACAAGGACTTTGATTACACGATAGTTAAAGACATTCTTGAAAAAGTAAATGCTGTAGCGACCCAAGAACAATTAATAGTCCTTATATCAACAGTACTTCCAGGTACTGTTAGAAGAGAATTTATTCCATTAATTACCAACACAAGATTTGTTTATAATCCATACTTAATTGCTATGGGCACAGTCAAGTGGGATATGGTTAATCCAGAAATGGTAATGATTGGAACAGAAGATGGAAGTGAAACAGGTGACGCAAAAGAACTTGTTGACTTCTACAAAACAATAATGCAAAACAATCCTAAGTACATTATAGGTACATGGGACGAATGCGAATGTATTAAAGTTTTTTATAATACATTTATATCAGCAAAAGTAAGTTTAGTAAATATGATACAAGATGTTGCAGAAAAACAGGGCAACATCAATGCAGAAGTTGTATGTGATGCACTTGCAAACTCAGACAGACGTATTATGGGACCAGGTTATATGAAGCCAGGTATGGGCGATGGTGGTGCATGTCACCCTAGAGATAATATTGCCTTACGTTATATGGCAGAAAATTTAGACTTAGGTTATGATTTGTTTGATGCTGTGATGCTTTCTAGAGAAGTACAAGCAGAAAACATGGCAAAACGTCTAATGGAACTTGCAGGTGGTCAACACCCAGTATATGGATTAGTACCAGACAAGCCTATTATTATTGTAGGTAAAGCATACAAGCCACTTGTACCGTATGAAACAGGCTCTAGCAGTATGCTTGTTGGACATTACATTGAAAAAGCAGGATTTGAATTATATTACTACGACGAACAAACAGGCGACATGCCTCCGTCGGAAGTATTAGATAGTCCTGCTGTTTATCTTTTAGCACATAACCCAGAAGTCACATATGGCGATCAATTAGACACAGTACCAAGTTGGTATGGTGAACATAATGTCACAGATTGCGACGAAGCATTAAGTGTTAAGACAGGCAATGGTTCAGAACTTAGTTTTGCTATCAATAGTACAGTAGTAGACCCATGGAGAAAGACACCCGACATTGAAGGTGTTACAGTCATCCACTACGGGAATACTAGAGGAGCAAAATGAACATAGATCAACAAATACTTGATCACATATTCCATAAGTGGGGTAGTGACAGTGAAAAACTTGCTTTGAATGAGCAATATCGCTATACCCCTCCCTACCCTACTTTGGCTTTAGATGATTTTATACCATACAATGTAGCAAAACTGCTTTACGAAGAAAGCCAAACAATACCTAAAAAGTATTGGACCACGTTTACAAGAGCAGACAGTTACATGGAAGAGTGCAAAGACTTAACTGAGGCACCAGTTGCCAGAGGAGTTGTTAGTGCTTTACATAGCAGAGAGTTTCTCACGTGGTTAAGTCAAGTATGTGACGTACAACATTTATTACCAGATCCTTATTTAGTAGGTGCTGGGTATATGAAAAGTTACAAAGGTGATAGTTTGAAAATACATTCTGACTTTAACTGGAATGAAGAATGTCAAACACACAGAGCATTAAGTTTAATATTATATTTTACACCTGACTGGGACGAAGCATGGCACGGTGACTTACAATTTTGGGATTTTGAAAAAACAGAAAAAGTAGTCAGTTACCCTCCTAAGATGGGTAATGTGGTTGTGTGGAAATATCACAAACGTGGTTTCCATGGACATCCAAATCCAATTGAATGCCCTGAAGATAAATTTAGAGTAGGCTTTAGAACATTTTATTATATATCAGACAGTAAACACGATTGGAGAGATCCACCACACAAAAGTTTATATTGGTATGACAAAGAAAAGAATCAACCATACCATTTAGAAAATGAATACGGACACGGTAAACTAAAAGACGATGACAAATAATTACAAGTATCAAGGTCCGCTTAATGGCGGTTATGCTATACAGGACAAAGCCATTACATGGGAATTAAGAGACTTTTGTGAAAGCACATACGAGTGGCGAGACTTCTTTGCCGCTGATGGTGTTACAGATCACAGAGAAAAGTTTATCGAACGTTTTGGTAGATGGATTCGCAGTAGTGAATTAAATACCATCGACGGATTAGATGCTTTCTCTCATGTTACTCAAACTAATGGTACTAGTGAAGCATTCAGTATGTTTATGCAACGTCATATAGACAAGAACTTTAAATTTTTTAAAGGCGACTTTATGATGCACAAAGTTGCTTGTAATAATATGAATGCTAACTGGGAATGGATTTACAATTACGGACAGATTAAAAAAGGCGATGCAGTAATTATCAGTTGTCCTTTTAGTGACACAGGCAGATTAAAAGAAGACATGCACGAGTTGTTAGAATGGTGCACAATTAATAACGTACCAGTACTAATAGATATGGCGTACTTTGGAATGTGCTATGGAATAGATATAGACGTAGACAAGCCATGTGTTGAAGAAGTTACTTTTAGTTTAGGAAAAACATTTCCTATTATAGGTGCTAGAGCAGGCATACGTTTACAACGTACGGAAATAGATGATGCTGTGTTATTTGCTAACCAACACGGTATAGTAAATAACTTTGGTGCAATGATAGGCGAGTTTGCCATGAGTGCTTGGGGACCAGACTATATACCTAACAAGTACATGAAAATGCAATGGGTAGTTTGCAATAAATTAAAATTAAAACCAACCAATTGTATTATATTTGCACAGAGCAATCACAATGAACATCAGAAATTTAATAGAGGCAATGACTTAACAAGGCTCTGTATATCAAAATTACTAGTAGAGGAATATGAACGAACCAAAGCATTGTAGTTTACTGTGGACACACCTCAGTAACGAACCAGGCGGAACTTGTAGAAGTTGCTGTATTGCTCGTGAAAGAATTTCACGACCAGATGGTTCAGACTACACGTTAGGCGAAGATTCAATAAGGGACATTTTTCATAGTGATTATATGAAAAATTTAAGGCAGGAAATTCGCGAAGGCAAGACGCCGGAGAATTGTGCTACATGTTGGATAGATGAAGACAATGGTAAAGAGTCTAAGCGACAGTTATACAACGGATACGCAGAATGGAGATACCCAGATGGAATAGATTACGAGGCTGAACCCGATATGCCGCGGGACTATCAACTTATATTAGGAAACGCATGTAATTTGAAATGTAGAACTTGTAATGCAAATTACAGCAGTAAATGGAGAAAAGAATCTATAGATAGAAACATAGAATTTTGGGAACCACCCTCTAAGATAGATTTACACGACTTAGAACAATCTCAGTTTTGGCTAGACATAGAGGATTGGTTACCCCATGTTAGAGTTTTAGAAATAATGGGTGGCGAGCCTTTCTATATGAAAGAGTTTCGCAAACTCATTGACAAGTTAGTGGACATGGGAGTAAGCAAAAATATAATGATTACTCTCAGCACTAACGGCACATTCTACAATGACAAACTAATAGATAAAATTGTAGGCAACTTTGAGAACTTAGGGTTCAACATAAGTTTAGATGGCATAGAGCAAAAGTTTGATTATCTACGCCATGGTGATAGTTGGAATAATGTAGTAGAGAACTTAGATAAGTTTTATAAGTTACACACAGAGCACGATCATGTTAATATAAATGTGACACATACTGTGAGTGTGTGGAATTTCTTTTATCTAAGAGAGTTTCATCATTATTTTGAAACAGTTTATCCTGAATTTTTAATTTGGAATAACCTAGTACACTTTCCAGAATGGTGCGAAGCAAATGTTGTTCCGTCACCAGCAAAAGAACAAATTATAGATAAAGTACGCAATCCTGAAAAATACGGTTTGCCTGCTTGGAAACAAACAAAGTATGATAAAGACATAGCACCGTTAGTTGCTCATGCTGGTACTGACAGCACAGAAGAACATTGGCAAAAATTTATAGAACAAGTCAATGCTGGTGATGTGTATAGGAGCGAAAGTTTTGAAGAAACATTTACAGAACTTTATAATGTAGTAAAGGGAGACATGATAAGTATATAACATGGCAAAGAATAGTAAAAGCAAACCAGAGATAGGAGATCGCATAGAACACACTTGTAGTCTTAATGGCAAATTTGAAGGCAAGGTTGTAGAACTATTAGCAATGCAATTTGTATATGAGACTAAAGAAGGTCATCGTAGATTTTGCTTGTTTAGAGAATTATGGAAAAAGATAGATGAATAAGAAAAAGAAAAAAGAATTTGATATGTCTGACCTGGGCGGTATCAGAGATGAATGGAAAAATGTTAATTGGGATCTCGTACAACGTATGCGATTTATGAATGCTGATGCAGAAATAGATCCAGCAGATGGTTACGAATTAAAAAAGAGTGATGAAGACTAGATATTACATATTAGCAGGTATAGTTTACACATTGCTTATAGGCTTTACTGCAAGTTCAATTCAACAAAGAATTACAAGTGAAGCAATTAAAGACCAATGTTTTATAGATGGCTGTACAAAAGTATATGAATTCACAGGTGAAGTCGGTGGCGAGGAATGGGAAGAACTAATTGTTATTGCCGAAGAGGCCCAAGAAGAAGCAGAGATGTGGAAAGCCGATGCTGAAGCAAAATGGGAAAGTGAAGGAAATCCGTACTACAAAGCAGGTAGTGAATCAGATGCTGACGCATACATAAATTTATTTTTTATGTTATCAGATCCAATCAATTGGGTATTCACATTGATAATTGCTACATTTATAGCAGGTTTCTATCTAGCATTTTACAGTTGTAAACTTTGGATAGAAAGATATTTTAAAGGAAACGATGATGAGTAAAACATACTGCCCATTACCGTTCACGCATTTAGCAACACACCCACATGGCGGGTGTACATTATGCTGTATAAGTGATCACAAAAATGGAGCAAGTAGAAGTAAAAATTATAGAGAAGACGGTGGTAATGAATGGTTAGACTTAAATAACCATAGTATAAACGACATTATGAATTCTGACTACTACAAAGAAGTTAGATTGCAAATGTTAAACGATGAAGAACCAGCCGCATGTACAAGGTGTTATGATGAAGAAAGAAAAGGTATTACCAGTAAACGTCAGTCAGAGTCCGAGGTATTTACGCACTTCGGCCCCGATAGAGCAAAAGAACTTACTAGAGAAGACGGCCATATTGATTTGGATCTTCGTTTTGTTGAACTTCGTCTTGGTAATCTGTGTAACGTCAGGTGTCGTACTTGTAATCCAGCAAGTTCATCTCAGTGGCGTAATGATTATAAAAAAATTGAAGCAACTTTGGACTTCGTTACGAAATATGGTAACATAGACAAAGATGAATACAAGTGGCCTGAGGAAGATGCTTTTTGGGAAGACTTATTTTATTCAGCACCCAATTTAGAATTAGTATATATCAATGGCGGCGAGCCAACACTAATTAAAAAGCATTGGGAATATTTAGAAAAATTAATAGCGGCCGATAGAGCAAAGAATATGACTCTATGGTATAATATTAACATGACAAACTTACCAGATAAAACTTTTGATATCTGGAAACAGTTTGGCAAAATACAAGTTAGTGCTAGTATAGATGATATAGCAGAACGTAATTATTATATTAGACACCCAAGCAATTGGGAAGATGTCACAAATCACTTACAGCAAATAATGGCAGAAAATTGGATAGAAACCAGTATATGTCAAACTATAAGTGCATATAACTATCCTTACTTAGGAGAGTTTCATAATTGGGCAACTAAAGAATTAGGATTACATGTACATTTAAACTATGTATACGATCCTTCTTTCCTTAGTCCTAAAGTTATACACCCAGAAGCAAGAGCACAGATACACTCACAGTTTAGAAAAGACTTTGGTAATCATCATGCCCTAGGAAATTTATTGTCTATGTTTGACAATGATGATTGGGACGAAGATGGTTGGAAAAAGTTTAAAGTCTACAATGACAGACTCGATCTAATTAGAGAACAAGACTGGCGAGAAGTGTTTCCTAGATTAGTCGAGTTATGTGAATGAAAGTAGCAGTACACCAAAACGATCCTACAAAAAAAATCAACGAAGAATTACAACTTAACTTCTTTAAAGAAGATTCTGTTTTTATGCAACTTTGTTGGAATAGAATTATACACCAACGAACACATAGTTACTTAAAAGAACTTAACGAAGATATGATAACTATGAATGTATATGATGCAGACAAAAAAGGTCTTGTTCCTTTTGAAATAATAGAAGAAAGTGATACCAGCAAGATAAGAGAATATGATGTTTTTGTAATTCATCCGAGTGCATTAGCAAGATTGGATACTAAAGAGATAGAGCATTTAGTTAATAGCAGAAAAACTCGTGTAGTATTAGACTACTTGTTTGAGGCAGAAATAGATACTTATATGCCTCTTATAACAACAATAAAAGACTATATTGGTACACCTGATAACTGGATGTTGCTTGTAGGTGGCGACATTGTGTCTAGTGACGAGAATCTACTACGGCAGTTTAAAGAAAAAACTTCAGTAGACTTAGGATTTTTTAATTACTTTAGAATTAACGAAGCATGTATTGGTAAAGAAAAATTACGTGACGGAAAGTATAGCATAGATACTATACAGAAAAATTTTAGAGCACAAAAAAAATATGATTGTTTGTGTTTAAATCTTAAACCAAGATTTCATAGAATAGCATTAATTAAATGGCTGAAAGAAAGAGGAATGATTGATAGAAATCTTGTTACTGCTAGATGGGGATATCAACAACCAACAAAACGTGGAGACGAGTTTTATGAAATTAAACATTCGCATGGATTTTTCCAAGAATTAGAATCAGGCGACTATTCAGAGAGGCTTAGGCGAGAGTGTGCATTTTATAACGAAACACCTGAAACATTACTACAATTTGTTAAAGAAAATACAGAAGAATTAATTATTCCTGTTATGCAAGACATCTATCAAAAAAGCGACGACAGATCATTTGTTAATGATGTATATAAAGATACATATTATTCTTTAGTAACCGAAACATATTACGATGATGAATTTATTAATCAATTACCAGACATGCCAGAGGAATACAATCACAATTTAAAGAGAGCCTTTGTTACTGAAAAAACATATAAGCCACTAATGTATGGCCACCCTTATATGGTAATTGGAAATATAGATACAAACACAGTTTTAAAAAATCAAGGATTTGAAACATTTGATAAAGAGTTTGAATTTGAATACGACACACTAAATGATAGGAATAGATATAACACAATATTAAGTAATGCTATGACATTTGATTATGAAAAATTTGATTACCATACACTAGGTAAAATTGTACATAACTTTCATAACTTTTATGATAATAGAAAATTACTAGAACACATGGATACACTATGGAAAATAATACAGTAAAATTTGTAAACATAACAGGTGATGCAATATTAGACTATAAATCACAACATCCAGAAGAAATGTATCCGCCTACACATATTTTTCCTTACACTGACCCAGGACCAGACGCATCAACTAATGAATACAAAAATTTTGATTTTGATGTAGAAACTGGAAACGGATTTAAACGTTATAAGTTAGACTGGCAAAATGCTTATATGATAGAGCAATGGGATAGTCAACATTTTGCACATGAGCAAGATGGTGTATTTAAAGAATTTTTAAAACACGACATGAAAGTTGAATCGATCATGGATGGTTCGTTAATAGGAAATATTGAAAATTATATAACCAGTCAAGATGATACTATAATTTTTATTCTACATAGACTATACTCGTATTCATTACCTTATAGTTTTTGGCGTAAGTGCCATGACAAAGGTATAAAGGTTGCAATAGATAATTCCTTTGAAGCAGAAACATATAGTTTGCACAAATTATTTTTCTGGCTACACAGTTGTTTTGAAGATACAAGTTTTGTAAAATTACTAACATCGCAATTTGATAATAATTTGCCTAAGAATTATAAAACAATTAAACAGCAAATTAAAGAGCACTTTGGTATAGATTTTATTGAAATAGATTTTTTTATATTACACGAACAGAATAATAAAATTGCTTCAACATCTACTAATAGCAGTCCATTAGAATATGCCACATTTGAACCAGACAAAATATATGTAGACAATAAACCTAAAAAGTTTTTGTGCTTGAATAATTATATGAAAGAGCATCGCTTCTTTATACTAAATTATCTAGTTAATAACTTTGATAGCAATGGAAACAGATTGATTGATAATTGTATTGCCAGTGCAAGATTTTCATTAGACCCAAACAAGCCATTTTACAACCATGGCGTTGATAGAACTGACTTTGAGAATTTAAACTTTCAATCAGAAATTATATTAGGCGAAAGTCTCAAGCAAGAAGAATTTAATAAAACAAGCGAGTACTTACCTATCATACTAGATGATGATTTAGAGGATAACAAACATGCTGTCAATCCAGACTTATTTAACAATGACAATAGTTCACAATACGAATTTAGAGATAGATGGATAAACTGGAAATGGTATGCAGATACTGAAATAAGTTTAGTTACGGAAAGTAGTTATACTGCCAATCTTGTTTTACAAAAAGGCATATTTCATCAATATATACCTAAAAGTGATGGGTATCCATACTATGATCAAATACCACAAGAGATAGGATTTATAACAGAAAAAACATTAAAGCCTATCATGTACGGTCACCCATTTTTACTAATTACACACCCTGGTACATTAAGACATCTAAGAAGTATAGGGTTTGAAACTTTTCCAGAATGGTTTGATGAAAGTTACGACGAAATTGAACTAGATGACGAAAGATTTAAATCAATTAAAAAACAAGTAACACACATTGCTAATACTACTTTACACATTGAAGCAATCAAAGACAAGTTAGAACACAATAGACAACTGTTCTTTAATGCAAAAACCTGTGCTGGGATATACGATAAATTAATAGATGACATATTAAAATAGCATAAATACTGTTATGAACGATTACAAGAAAACACAGAAAGAACTCACAGAACTTAATCATGACGGTAACGAGGATCGTGGACGCGAAGGCGAAGATATTTCCGAAGATGCACAACTGTCTGAAAAAGAAAAGTTAATACAAAAGAAACTAGAAGAATTGAGAAAAAGAGACCCTTTTATTTACAGATAATAAAATGCGTATTCTTGGTTTAAGTTTTTTATTTCATGATGCCGCCGCCACTGTTATTGAGGATGGCGAAATTCTGTATGCTTCGCATTCTGAAAGATATAGCAAATACAAAAACGATCCTTTTTTAAATCACAAAATGATTGCTGACTGCTTAAAGTTTGGCAAGCCTGATGTAATTGTATTACACGAAAAGCCATGGGTAAAGAAACTAAGAAATCTTTACGCAGGTAATTGGAGAGCATTGTTAGAACCAACAATGCAAAAATGGATCAAAGATTTTTTCCCAGAGTTACATGGCATACCAATTAAGACTTATTGGCATCATGAAACACATGCCGCCGCTGGTGTAATGACTAGTAACTTTGATGAGTGTGCTGTTATCTGTATCGATGCTATAGGCGAGTTTGATACCGCTACAACATGGCATTGGAATAAAGGTAACCTTAAGAAAATACATAGCACAAAGTTTCCTAGCAGTTTAGGATTATTTTATAGTGCCATGACTGCTCATGTAGGATTAAAACCTATGGAAGACGAGTATGTGTTAATGGGCATGGCCGCATATGGTAAACCTATTTACGAAACTGCTATGCATGAAGAATTTTTTGTAGATGCTGATTGTAAAGAACCAGCAAATGTTATTGAGATGACAAAAAATTTACAAAAGGGTGTACCTGCTGATTATTTAGGTAGAGATAAAAGTGTATTAATAGACGAGTGGGGTCATCATAGTTTAGATTATAATATTGCCGCTAGTGCTCAGGCTGTAGCAGAAAAACGTATATTTGAATATGCCAGACATGCTTTAATAAAAACAAACAGCAAAAATTTAGTATTCATGGGCGGGTGTGCTTTAAATTGTGTTGCTAACGGTAATCTATTTAAGTTATTTGAAAACGTACACATAATGCCTAACCCAGGCGATGCTGGTAGCAGTTTAGGTGCCGCCGCTTTACATTACTATAATGTAACTGGTAATAAAGTAAATTGGACAGGGGCATACTTAGGTAATAGTATCCGTGGCGATTATCCTATAAAAAAATCACTGGCAAGTTTATTGAAAGGTGAGATATTTGGTATAGCAAATGGCCGTGCAGAGTTTGGTCCAAGAGCATTAGGTAATAGAACATTATGTGCTGATCCAAGAGGCAATAAAATTAAAGATGCTGTAAACAAAATCAAACGTAGACAAGAGTTTAGGCCTTTTGCTCCAATTATACTAGAAGAACATGTACACGACTATTTTGAAATGCCAGGGCACATTAGTAATGCTCCATATATGCAATTTGTAGCAAGATGTAAAAAGCCAAAAGAATTTCCAGCAATAGTTCATGCAGATGGTACAAGCAGAGTACAAACAGTTAATGAAACAGAACATCCTGACTTGTATGAACTAATGACACAATTTTATAACGAGACAGGTTGCCCAATGATACTGAACACTAGTTTAAATATCAAAGGAATGCCTATAGTCAATGATGAGAAAGATGCCGCAGACTTCGAAGAAAAATACAACGTCCCAGTCCACACTAAGGACGATTAAGAAAAAGTTGCAAGGTAAGTGTACTACCTGTGGTGGTACTTTGCCAGATCATATTGGTGTATGTCCTGTATGGGGAGAAGAGATATTGCGTAAATATGACAAAATTGATATGGAGGTAGAACATATTAGTACAGTGGTGCAAAGAGTAGTAGACGAGTTAGAAGAAAGATATGTATGATATATTTTACATAGGAGAAAACGTGAGCCTAAAGGATAATTATCCTTTTGCTAAACAAGTCTCTAGTGAAGAAAACATTAAACCTAAAACTGCATTATATTGGTTAGTAGAGCCTAACACAGAAATACTAGACTTTAGTGTACTTGAATTTGTGCCTAAAGATTACGACAGCCAATATGAACATATATGGAAATGGAGTAACAACAATTACGGTGGTATAAGATTACTGCCCAAAAAAGTTTCTATAGGCGTAAAAGAAATTAATCAAGTTGTATGTAAGAAAAAATTCAATATTCTAAGTACAACCACTCCAGAGGATTATTTTGAGCACCACCCTTACGCAACTCATGTTTGGTGTGTTGATCCTGAATACAAATTAACAGATGATATTAATTGGGCACCAGATAATTTTGAGCCTACGTTTATACACAGTTTCCATTTAAAAGGCCAACTAGAACATAAGTATCCAGAAAAGGAAGGCGGCATAAAGTTGTTTCCAAATGATTGGAAAAATGCAGAAACAAAATATCATAATTTCTTAGATGCAAATGTTACATATCCTATACTTTATGTTAAAGATGTAAACGATATGCAACAAAGAGACATACTCGATGATGACTATGTTTGGCTAGTTGATTTAGAACATAAAACAAATGTTAAAACATTTGATTGGGTGCCAAATCCATTTGAGCAAGATTACATACACAATTTTAAAATGCCGTACCAACTCACAGAAAAGTATCCACAGGATATGGGCGGAATAAATTTAGTGCCAAAAGATTGGCAAAGTGCAGATGTAAAAATACATCCTGACTGCCCTATTGAAGATGAAAACTATGATGTGTTTTACACTAACAAACCTTTTGATGCAGATACTTTTGAATTCTATGCAAAGCGATCAGACACAGATTGGTTGTGGGTAATAGATAGAGAATATGACTTCAATGGCAAGTTGCTATATGTTCCTGCTGAACACGAAGAAGATTATATACATGTTTTCAAATGGGGATTAGAACATAGGTACGATCCTGAAGTTACAGAAGTTTGGGATAATAGAGTTGCCGGCATATATCTTGTAAATAAAAAATTTGATGTAACAAAGAAAAAACTACACACTGATATAGTCCCCATTAGATACGATGTTTACTTTACAGATAATATAAATGACTATGGCACTTATGCTCGTAAAAGCAGAACTGATGCATTTTGGCTTGTTGACAGTGAACACAAAATAAGCGAAGTATTTACATGGGTACCACCTTATAGTGAACAAGGCTATATAAACATTTTTAAATTACCAGGGCAATTACAACATAAGTACCCACTCAGTATTACAAATGTAAGTGATAATAGATGTGGCGGTATAAAACTTGTACCTAAAAACTATAACGAAGAAGAATTAAAGTACCAAGGTGCTCTTACTGAAGTAGAATTAATAGAATATGAAAAATTTGATACTATTGAAGAAGGCAGAGAAAAATCTAAACACAAATGGTTTTGGGTTATTGACACTGATGTAGATATTGAAGAAAACTTTGATTTTGATTTTGTGCCTGATACATGGGACGAAGGAAAACAACATGTGTGGCAAAAACTTAATCCTATAACTGGTAAACAGTATGACTATGGTGGTGTAAGTTTAAATCCAAAAGAACCACAAACAAAAGGCAGACCAAAATACATTAGAGAAATTTGCAGTACGCAAAAAGAATATCCTGTTTACACAATGACAGCAGATGATGTTGCAAACGGTGTAGCGGAGTTTTATAAAAAATGTGCTGAAAGCACAGAAACAAAAATGTTTTGGGTAGTAGACTATTGTGTACAAATCTGTGAATCGTTCGACTTTAGTTACTACCCAACTCAGTGGGATATAAAAAATGTTCATGTGTGGCAAAATGAAAATGGCGACCACACAGATGTTAGACTATGTCCCACTAACCTATTTTTAAACAATAACTTTACAGAAAAAGAAATAGTCAATAACACTTTTGATGAACTGAAATTAATGCCTAAACAAGCAAGTGAAATGCCACAATGGAATGTGTATGCATTTGATGATACACCACTTAAACAACAATTAATTGACTTTGCTGAACAGGATAATAATGCATACTTTTGGACTGTTGATGCTAATGTTGACACATATGATAACTGGAATGCCAAGTATAAACCTGCTGTAGAAAACGCAGATAAAGTACATGTATGGCAAAAACTTAATCCAAGAACAGGTAAAGTACATGCATATGGTGGTGTAAGACTGTGGCCAAACCCCTTCTTAGACGTATTTAAAACGTCTTACAGCAGTGATGATATCAAGTATAGTAAAACATCTAGGGGTAAGTTACAATACGTTAAAGACGCTCTAAGTGTGTCTAAGCCATACGATATAGTGTTCCTATCATACAAAGAAGCGGGGTCTACGACTGCATATGAGCGTCTTACAGCAAGGTTTGATGCAACCTGGGTCAAAGACATTAAAGGCATATTTAATGCACACAAAGAGGCGGCAAATAGGGTTAAAAGCGATATGTTTTGGGTAGTAGATGCTGATGCTGACATATCAGAAGACTTTGATTTTAGTTATATACCTGATGTGTATGACGAAGAAGTAGTTCATGTATGGGCAAGTAAAAACCCTGTGACTGGCGAAGAATACGGATACGGTGGTGTTAAACTGTTCAACACAGAACAAGTACTCGAAGCAACTAGTTGGGGATTAGACTTTACTACCGGACTTAGTAATCGTTTTAAAGCAATGCCACAAGTAAGTTGTGTTACTAGGTTTAATACAGACGCCTTTAGTACTTGGCGTAGTGCCTTTAGGGAATGTGTTAAATTAACACTTAGTAATGACCCGGATAGCGAGGCTAGATTAAATAGTTGGTTAAATCCACAAGTATATGCAGACTTTGTAGAAGATGCAATAAAAGGTGCAGAACAAGGAAAACAATTCGCTTTAGCAAATAATAATAATCCAACTGAATTAAATAAAATTAATGACTACGATTGGTTAGAGGAACAATGGAAAGCATAGTATTAAATAGTTGGAAAGAAGTGACAGAGTATATTGACGGTGGCTTTTGGCAACCTACTCCTAGTTACTTTGAACACATTGTTCAGCATGGTAATTACTATCCACAACATGCTTTCAGCAAAGGACAATTGGCAAGTAAGAGTTGGTTACTTGGTAAACTGCATTTAAAAACAAATTTTTCGCCTGATGCTGACCCTATACCAAATGAACTTACTGTTGCTATTTTAGGCAGTTGGATCGGTGCTCTAGTAGAACCATTGCATAAAACATTTAATATATTACGTTTATATGGAATTGACACAGATGCTGAAGCAATAGAAAAGTCAGAAAAACTTAATAGACAATTTGTACAAGATGAATGGAAATACAAAGGGGTAGTACATGATGTTGATTTACTAGATTGCGGCGAAATGGAATTTCAAACTGGTGGTGAATTAATACAATGCAAACCTAATTGGATTATTAATACCAGTTGCGAACATATGAGTACACTATGGTATGATAGTGTAGACAGTGATCAACTTATAATTATGCAAACAAATAATTCAGAAGAGTTTGAAGGACACGTTAATACTTGCAAAGATGTAAAAGAAATGCAAGAAAAATATCCATTGTCTAAGACACTTTATGTGGGAGAGTTAGTTACTCCAGCATATACTCGTTTTATGCAAATTGGTTATAAACCTTAAAACAAAGTCCACAAATAATAAAAAAATGCATATCCTATAATTATTGGTATCCAGTACGCAATATTAAATAATACAGTAAATGTACCACTAATTAATGCAATTACACCATCTAAACCACCAAAGTATAAAAAGGTTAAAGCAAGAATAACTATTAAGAATGTAAACATAAATCTCCTACAATTTTTATTACTCTTATATTATAGTAAATTTTGAGATGTTTGTCAACCTATCTTTGATTATGTTTTGGGTCTGGTCTATTCCACCAACTCCATAATTCAGGATGTTGGCAATAGATATCATTTATTGTTAAACGGCCATCTTGCCCGTCTTTTCTGATTGCTTGAATAATTTGTTGATACTTACGACCATTAAAGAATTGATCGTTTGCTGTATCAGGCCATTGCTCTTGGAATGTTGGCGATTCAAGTAGTCCTTCTAGTTCGCGAATTAATGTTTTTTGCTTGTCAGTTACTCTGGGCCTACAGTAATCTAATAAGTCATTTACTATTTCGTCAAGTATGTGCCTAGGCCATGCCATTGGTGATAATACTATATCTGCATGGAAGGCAAACATTCGTTTTGTTTCTATTTTAACATCTAGTTCTAGTGCATAATCTAAAAAGTTTTTGATATCAAATAAACCTGGACCTGTAATTGTTAAGTCCATTATCATTTTATCATTGCCACCTGGTAGTGCTACACCCTCTCTAAAGTTTCTATCCCATTCTTCCCAATTAAGTCCTGTTCTAATAAACTCACCTATTGGTCCTGTGCCGTCAATACTAGCACACATAGTCCAGTCTTTTGCTTGTGGTAACCAATCATATAAGTAATAGTCTTTGTATCTTACTCTACTTAGGTTACTATTATATCTTAAATGAACTTTGTGTAAATTATTATCTGCTTGTAGTCTATCCATTGACTTCCAGTGTATATCATACATAAGTGGTTCACCTCCTACCCAGTATAATTCTTCAACTGTGCCCGATTTGATATATTCCCAAAACTCTTCTTCAACTACTTCCTTTTGGAACTTTTCGATAATCTTCTTATTCTCGGGGACCATGAATGGTTGTTGTTCAGGAGTCCAAAGGTCGTGTTTCCTTTTTTCCGTTTCCCAACTGCTACTGAGTTGTTCGCCACACATACGGCATTTAAAATTGCATAAATTACTATACCTATAATCAAAAGAGATAGGTTCCATTGTAGTATATCCATTTTCGTCTGTCTCCTCAAAACATTGATCTATTTTGTTGTTAAATAAAAATCCTGTAAACCATTGACGATATGTACTGTTACTTAATAAACTGTCATTGCACACATCACATTGTGGTATCTTTTCGCCTGCCATAAGTTTTTTTCTTATGTCCATCATATAGGGTGAGTTCCAGTGTTCTTTTAAACTCACAGGCTTATAGTCAGCAATAGTACCTGATTCTTTTACTTCTCCATACTTTTCGTCATTACTTGCATCTATGTACTGTTTTTGAAATTGATGTTCTTCCCTACTTGCACAACACATACGCCTTTCACTTTGTGGTGAAATATATGTGTGAGTCCAAGGAGCAGTACAAAATACTTTGTTAGGTGAATCTGGACTTACAGAACCATGTTCCCAAATTGGTTTTATTTTACTCACTATCAAATCCTATATGTATTGTATCTCTATGATTTTCTGTTGGAAAATTTATTCTGTGTAATTGTCTTGCTCTAAATATTACAGCAGTACCAGGAGTGCCATTATAAAACTTACCAGGTATGTCGCTTACACAAGAATATTTATTTTTTATTTCACTATATGATTTATCAGCGATGTATGTTAAGTCTTCTTCCATACATACAGCACCGTTACTTTCGTTCACATCATTTAAATAAATTATCATTTTAATTCTGTTTTCTGGTTGGTAAGTATCAGCATGCCAAAACAATGAAGGCCAGCCGCCTGATAAAAGTTGTTTGTGTTCAGACTGATCAAATTCAACATCTGGTATTCTTGAACCCCACAAATAGGCATTTGACATTTCTGGCACAGGATACATTCTCTCCATTCTGAACTCTTTTATATTACCAGGTATCCATTCTTCTATAATTTTATATTCGTGAAGCATATTAAATTGATCTATATTACTAAAAAGATCAATAGCAGGCATATTATTGAATTGCAATTCGCTTGTTAATTGAATTTTGTGATACAATTTATACAAATTTATTAAAATAGCATTTGGGATTTTAAAACAATATGGTTTGCCTTTGTCTGGTATTTGCATATCAATAGTTATTGTGTTCCACCTAAGCCATCATTATCAGTGTCCCATCCTATACTACTGCCTGCTTTCTTTTTAAAATCAGGCTCGTCCGCATACTTGTCATCATCGTAATCATCTTGGCTTTCACCGGTTTGGCGTCTGTCTTTTCTGTTTTCAGTTCTGTCTCGGACATCTATAACTTGCACTACACCATCTTCATCAACTTCTCTGTGTGCATATATTTCTACAGCACGTTCGCCTTTGGGTTTTTGAATATCTTCTTCCTCAACCTCTAATGGTCTAACTTCTAAACTGTCATACCATTCTACTAAGTTAGGGAATGTTTTTCTAAAATCCTTTCCTCTTCTTACATCATACTGATCATAAAAAACTTTAAAGTCATGTTCTAACTTCCATCTATCAGCAGTATTTCTATGAGGTGTTTTAACAACGTCTAAGTATTCTATTAGTCTACTTAGTTGATCTGCTTCCCAAGATTGTACTAATGCTCTGCCTGTGCCGTCGACTTCATTCTTTTCTTGTACTTTTCTATGCCATGCTAATAATTGATCGTGGTACTTTGATCTTAAATGATCTGGAAGTGTTAATGCACTTTGAAAACTTGGAAAACGCAATATGTTTACACTAAAACTTGGCTTATTATGACCAAACTCTCTTTTAAGTTCTAAAACCCAATCTAAAAATTCTACCATGCTGTCTAAACACAATGCATTAATAGTCATCATCATATGAAAGCCTTCTATTTTACCTTCTCTTAACATCTTAACACAATTTTGACTAAACTGCGGAAAATCTAATCCATCTCTAATGTACTCCCCTTGAGCACCAAAAGCCTCGCCACTTGTATATAAATGAAAACGTTCAACGTGTTGAGTTGCTTCTGCAAGTTTTGTTATTAGTGTATCCTTTGCACCCAAGTTACTGTTAATTGCATAACGCATTTTCTTTGCATTAGGATGAATGTCACCGTTTTCTTTGAACCAATCAAATAGTCCCCAAACACTAGCACTCATTGTAGGCTCGCCGCCTGTGATTCTTAATTCGTCTAGTTCTAAACTTAGTTCAGGCCACCATTCCCAAAATGCTTTCACATAAGGATTCTCTTCGTCTTTTTCAAATGGATCGGCGTAAGGAGCATCATCTATAAAATGCCCTCTTGCATCACTTCTAATATTTGAGTAACCGCCATTAGTTCTTATGTCTTTTACCCATGTAGAGGAGAATGCTGGGTTACAATAACTACATGCAAACTGACATGTTCTATCAAAAGCAATTTCTAAAGTTTTTAAGTTTACATCTTCTGCTGGATCCATGTTTGCAATTCGTTGCAATTCTGCATCACTGTAAATATGTGTTTTAAATGTCCTATCGCTGACAGGTCTACTGCCATCAGCATCTTTTTCCATGTCTTCAATTTTCCAGCAATATTCACATTCCTTAGGTCTTGTGCCTTCTAACATCATTTGACGCATTTTCTTTTTGTGTCGAGTGTTATGAATTGCACTTGGATTAGTTTTTATTTCTTCTTTATCAATGTTATGTGCAGGGGGATGGTGGCAACTTGCTGTGCCTCCGTGTCCTAGCCAAATAGTTGCATTGTACCATTTAGCACCACAAAACGAATCTGATATCGGATCAATTACTCTTGTTCTATAGTCATCAAATGATTCATTCGGTTGTCTACCTTTACTCATCTTTTCTCCTTTATAGCAATGCGTCTGCTTCTTTACAAATATTCCACCAGTCTTCCATTTCAGAAAATGTTGCTAAGAAATCTGTGTTTCTTCTAGTGTCGTGTTGCGTAAAGAATTTGTAAAAATTTGCTCTTGCTTTTGTTAGTTCTTCTTGTGACATTTTACGGCCTTCCTTCATCCAGGCCAAATTACGTCTTACTTTGTCTATTTCAAAATCTTTAAAACCTCTATAGTCTATATTTACTTCATCTGCTTGATTTAACTCCATAAAAGCAATACATTCTTCTAAATAGTCTTCATAATGCTGTGGCATCACTTGTATGCATTGCCATAATGGTGCTCTTAATAACGGTATATCAAACCATATTCTCTGCTTAGGTCTTATTTCATAATCACAATGTTTATGTCCGCCGTTGTCTGGTACAGGAATATATTTTGTTCCTTGTACATCTTTAGCATATTGATCTCTAAGTTCTAAAATCCATTGTAGATATTCTTTTAAACTTGTCATACTCAGCGAATTAAATGTGTTAATAAAAGTTATTGTTGTATTATCAGTTTCACTTAATATTCGCTGTACGTTGTTTTGTAGCATTTTAAAATCCATACCGTTACGCATATATTCTGCTTGTGGACCAAACCCATCGACACTTACAAATACTGCGAAGTTCTTACATGCTGGTGCTACATACCAGTTATTCCCTGAGTTTGGATTAAACTTTTCCGGGTCCTCCCATATTTGTATCTCTTCTAATTTCTGTAGCGATTCGATGAATTTGTCCATTAACACCGGCTTAGGTGGACACATATTCGATGTTACACTCATTTCAAGCCAAGCATTTGGATTAGTATATACATAGTCTAATACTTTAAATGTATTACTATCCATTAATGGTTCGCCCCCTGTCATACGAAAAACTTCTAGGTTTTTATATAACTCAGGCCACCATTTCCAAAATGCAGTAACGTATGGATTGTCTGCTTGTGATAGTTTAGCAGGCATTAAACCACCTCTGTCTAAACTTTCTATATTATTATGTTCCCCATCAACAATTTGATAAGGTCCGTGTTCTTTGATTTCTTTTTCCCAACTGTTTGACAAATGCGGCGAGCAGTAACTACATTTTAAATTACATGCTTGGTTAAAGTTTACTTCTACATAACGCGGATTTATATTTCCGTCTGCACCTGCTTCTGCTATTTCTTCTCTGGCGTTTTGTGCCCAGTATTCACCACTACGATAAACTCTATCACTTCTACCGCCTACATCTTCTATACGCCAGCAGTAACTACAACCTTCAGGTCGTTCACCTGCTAACATTAGAGCACGTTGCTCTTTCTTTTCTTTTGTGTTATGTAGTGCTGAAGGATTATCAGCAAGTTCTTCTAAATTTATTTTATGTGTTGGCGGATGATAGCAACTATGTGTCATGCCGTTTGTAAGGTGCATAGAAACCTGAGTCCACTTTGCGTAACACATTGTTTCGCTTATGGCATCTAATTGTTCCTTGGCCTTGTCTGCGGCTTGATCGTAATTACTCATCTTTGTAAATTTACTACTTCTTTACCTATTGTAAGATCTATTAGTTTTAAATCTGTTCTATTTGTAATTAATTCTACAACACGTTTTGCATAGTCTGTAATGTTAGTGGCATCAATACCGCTAGGACTTACACAGAACGCATTACACACGTTGCTAGACGCACTATATACTAATTGTTGCATCATACTTCTTAATACTGCATACATTACAAACTGTTTATCCTGTTGTGGCCATGCTGTTATTGAACTGCTTACACCACAAATTGTTATTTCTTTACTGCTATTTTCTAACCATTTTATTAACTTTGTAAAAAATAAAAACAATGGTGTATAATTAAAAAACATACTTGACATTTGTTGTAAAGTTATATTACTATAATTCTTATTATCTATTACTAATGCAATTTGTTCTTCTATGTTTGCATTTATTACAATTATATCAGGTACTACTTTACCATCTATAAACTTATCAAAGTCTGCATAATCAACATTATCTCTACCAAAGCCATATGTACTAATATCTTGTTCTTTAAGTTTCTTAATAATATTACCTGCGAAATCAGACGACTTTCCAAACACCCATGCTAATTTTCTCATGTACCTATCAATCCTTTTTCTAATAGGTCTTGTATTTGTCGCTCAGTGATCATTGCACCCCATCTTTTTGGGTTTACAAATGTTGCTTTGAAAAATTTACTCATTTGATCGTTGGGTTCGAACAGCATCATACCTTGAACTTCTTCATTGATTTCTTCTCCTAGTTCATTAACAAGTTGTTTTAGATGTTCATTGCTTTCTATATTGTTTTTTGTTTCTTCAAAAAAGCCTTTGAACCAATCGTAATCTGATATCTGATTAGTATTCCAGTTACTTAAAACTGTCATCTTACAACCTAGTCTTGCTCCATAGATTGCCCACCAACCATTGTCTACGTCTGTGCCAACATTACACCAAACATTTAATCTGTTAAAGTTACCATACCATATCTTATCTTGGAACACATGAGGTGATACTCTTGCGCCTTGGTCTAAACTTAGTTTAACACCTTCCCTAAAGCCGGCTCTAAAGGCTTGGAATGGACTAGCAGTTTGATGTACTTCTGAGAATATATCATTCATTTGTATGTAGTTAAGTTTCCAACAAAACTCCATACCTTCGCCATCTGTTGCGGCTTCGTGTGTATTGATACTTTTTGTATATTCTTTAGGCCAGCACTTTAATCCGCCGTTGCCGTATACTAATCCATTTAATAAATTTTTAGCATTCCAACTGAAGATACTTTCTGATATATCGTTACCATCATGATCTTTTTCTGGAAACTCTAGTTCCTGATTAAAGAATTCATCCATAACAATGTTGTCACCGTCTACTGTGATAAAACGATCTGTTTCTGATTGATTGGCACATTCTTTGTGTGCGGCATCAAAGCCTTTAACTCCGTGTACACGTTTTGCCCACGGTACTTTGTTTAGTAGGTCTGCCCAGTTTTCTTCACAGTTGGGTTCATCGTATGAAATATAAAATATGTCTAATTCTGTGACGTCTATTTTTGCCATATGTGTGTCCTAATAATATACACATATTTATCTTTAATTTAGTTAGGGGTTAGGCGACTCTGATATACTTATCAAATATTTTTCTGGTATAAATGCTTTTATCTGAACAGTCATGATTGATTTTAAATTCTAATTCTTTATTTTTGAATAAATCTGGTAATGATATTTCTATGCTATCATATAAAAAATGCGGATCATCGATGCTGGTAATATACAATGCCATCCTTTGTTCACCTTTAAATGAAAAGTTATCTATATCAACATTATTTGTAATATTAGTATGTAGTTTATCACTGAGTGTTACAATTACTTTATTTTTTAATCCTTGTATTTTTACGTCAAACTCTGTGTTATCAGACAGTCTTATTTGTGTTAGCATCTTTGATGCTGATTTAAACTTTTCTAGTTCTATTACTTTGGTAACAAAAGAATATACTCCTTCCTCATTGGGATTAGTTAATACTAAAAAATCATTAACAGTTTTATTATTTTTTGGATCTTCAAATATTTTACACTGATCATATGTAAATACCGCATGGTTATATTCTAAGTAATCATCAGATTCTGCTCTTCCATAATAAGAAATAGCACCGCTGTCGTCAAAATACACGTGACGATCACTTTGCTGTTGGGCCTTTCTAGCCTTTTCTAAGTCCTCTAACTTCATCTTCTAATGTCTCTATAATATTATTTGTTAACCATTCTTTATCTACATAATGAAACGGATAGTGTTGTTGAAAGTTTCCTACTTTAAAATTGGATACACTACTAAAATAGGTAGGTATGCTCAGTGTCCATTTTTCATCTAACAATGAACCACCTGGCAGATCCTGTATAAAACTTTTCATGTGAGTAAATGTAGGCATATCTGTTAAATCGTCTACTGTTGTTTCGCTTTCTAATCCTAATAGTTGTATTGCTAATGCATACACAACATCAGCACTTAACTTATTAGGCTTACCATTTGGCATGTATTTAAAATAAAACCTTTGCCAATTTTCAAATATCAACTGAATCATCTTAAAAAGTTCACTTGCTGTTTCTGATTTTTTAAAATAAAAGAATGCTGTATATATGTTTGGCATATTATTTTTAATAAAGTATTCTCTATAATATTTATTGCTAGGGTCTGCTGGTTCTCCCCTATATGTTTTAATATTTGTAGTTGCCCATACATCTTTTTCTTCTAATATATCCCACCAATGACTAACATCAGTAGGAAAAATCATATCAGCATCTAGTATGACTGTTTCATCGTATGGCGTCATATAATAGTATTTCCATTTGTTATCTATTTTCCAATCTGCATCTGCGGCATCATCCTTCCATGGAATCTCTATTACCTTATCAAAAACTTTTTTATATTTTTCTGGTACTGTACTTTTATCTTCTACACATACTGCTAGGTTACTTACTTTTGATTGTGTGATCTTTAAACTTAATGCAAGAGCATAAGCCATTCTTAGATAATTAGTATCTGCAGAATTTTGTGCAATAACAATATAACCTTTAGACATTTTCTAGCCTCGGTTTGATATGTTCTTCAAAATACATTCTATACCCTTTTTCGTTTGGGTGATTTTGATAATCATCTTCGCTCCAGACATCGCTATCAAGTTCTTCATATTTTATTACTTCTTGTTGTATGCCTGGTAGATCAATACAATCTTTGATTTGATCTGTTAAATGTGTATACATCCATTTATGCTCAGGATTCAACACTTTTTGTCTATGCTTTTCATTTATCCATATAAACATAACTTTTATATTATGTTTTTCACAAAAAGATTTTACCAAATTATATAATGTTAATGTATTAAGTATGTCTGTGTATTCGTGTTGTAAATTTACATAATATTGAGTAGATAAATGATATAGTTCTGGAAATTCTTTCTCAACATCTTGATGCGAATGCCACGGAGCAATAGATACCCAGCCATTGTCTTCTATAGAAACTGCATCATAATCTGTAAAACTTCTAGGGGTAATAACTCTCTCCCCCAAAAATAAATTTGGACTATCTGGAATCATTTCGCGGCTAGATAAAAAAGCATATCTATGGATCATTGTCCATTGCACTATTCCAAATATGTCTTCTGGTAAAACACCTGAGTCTAGTTTTTGTTTTACATGATTCATAAATGTATGTGCAATAAATTGATTACCGCATCCACCTACACCTAGTGGTATTAATTCTCTACCCAAATGTTCTGCAACAAAGTCATTCCACATTTTATGCGGTGTGGATATTGTGTCACTAAAACTACAACCAGATGATATAAAATACTTAGGCATTATATATCTCCAGTAATTTATCTGCATGTCTTTGAAGTGCCCACTTATTCATAATGTGTAAGTCTACATCTTTCCATCTGCTTAGTTGAAAATCTGCATTTGATTTAGGTTTTTCTAAAAACATTGTGATATCATTTACAGCATTCACTTCATGTATATCATCCCAATCAAATGTTTTATACATTTTTTCTATGGGTAATTGTTGTTGTGCTTCACTTTTAAATCCATTCATAACATGAGCGGCAACACTAAAACTGTAATCGTTTCTGTAAAGCATGCCTGGTATTTCATATAAGTCTTTATAGTAGTTCCAATTTTCTTTTACGTCTTTTACTACATTAAAAAAACTTTCTACATATGGCGTCTTTTTAAAATACACAACTGTTGCCCAATACATTGATATACCAAAATCGCTTATTCTTTTATATGATTCTGATCTACCAAATTGTATATCTTGCACATCTCTGTGTAGCATAATATCGTTTTTATGATCCCAACAAGCATTTAAACTGTCGCTGAGTACTAAGTAATCTACATCCATTACTATGGTTTCGTCATAAGGTGATATATCATATGCATCGCATCTGTTAGCATTGTAGAATGGTAATACTTTTACACTATGATTAGTGTCTCTATAATTGCGATGATTTTTTGCTTTGAAGTCTAAATCTTTTTCAGCAATAATTATATTATCAATATAATCTTCTACTTTGATATTTTTAGATGTGTAGTCATACGAGTTTTGATCAGTAACTACTGTAATGCTATGCTTACCAAGATTGTATCTAATCATACTTGCTGTTACACAGGCAAGTTTTAAATACTCAATCTCTTCATTGTTATGAGCGTATAATAAAAATCCTTTAGTCGTCATCGAGATCTATGTCTATTAGTTTATGGACCTTGCGAGCCTTTCTTAACTTGACATATTCTGCATGATAATCATTTGTCACTTCAAAGTATCTACTCAACAGTTCATCTAAAAATGCTGATAGGTCTTCTATTTGTATAGGGTTTTCGTAGTTGTCTATTAAGACACTTTCGTTATACTCTTTTTCAATTAGTGTATTTACAAATGTTATTAGTTCTTGTGATACTGTAAATGTACCACCATTTGTAGAAAGGATAAGCCTCGTTTGAGTTTTGGATCTCAAAGAGGCTATCTGATTATTTAATGTTTGCCGATAATTGGCGAATTCTAATGCTTTGGTAAGTCGCTCACTCATACAAGTCCTGTGTTGTGTATATTTACAAACTATTTATTATTATAAATCTGAGTTTGTAGTATAAGTCGGTGTAGCAACTACAACACTATAACCATTTGGCAATGTTCCACTATTAGGTCTATACTGTCCAGAAACACTTGTTAATGTTCCGTCAACACTATCAAAATATCCTCTACCTGTATGTGAATCACCAAATGTGATTAAAAATCTCAATACAGTTGAACTATCTGCTCTTGCTTGAATAGAATAATAGTTAGTTGAGTATGACCCAGAACCTGCTTTAGTATATATAGTTTGGTATGTTGTTGTTAAATCATTATTACCAATACTTGTAGTAGTTCCTGAACTTGCAGTAGTTTGAGTATAATTCATTTTAATTGTACCCATAGCACTTAACATGTTGGTCCAGTCTGTGTTCTGATCAGTAGTTGAACCACCACTTCTACTTGCTGTAAAATATAAACTTCCGCCTGCATTAAAAAATGCATTTCTAATTGCGGCACTTCCAAAAGTAACAGTAACATCATGAGTAACTGTAGTACTCCATGCGGCTGTTCTAGTACTAGTGTCTTTTGCTTCTTGCGACAAGTATGACGCATCAGCAGTTAACCTAGCATTATATCCGTTAGTTATTGTAGATTGTATATTATTTAAATCTGTGTCTTGAATTAGTGCGGCATTACTAACGTCTGAAACGTTGTTACTTGCACCTGTATAAACTGCAATATCCTGAGCGGCATTAATTATGTCATTAGTGTTTGTGTCGGTAATTGTTGCACCGGCGGCTGGATTATGAACACTCCAACTTTGACCCCAACCTTCGTTTGAGCCACCTGGAGTACCAGTTATTAATAAAATATTATTCCTTGCAACGTCCCAATCAGCGGCGGTTATTGTTGAACCTGCTGATCTATTCGTCATGGTTGATAATGCCATTGTTTTCTCCTAAATCGATTTAGTTGTTACCTTGCGATAACATTTTGTACAAATGTATTTATCAAAAATAAGTGATTATGTGTCTTGAGTAAACCTTTTTGTCCACAAAGTAAGACTGTATTTAACGCCTTCTTCTAGCGGTTCACACACATGAGGATGTGTAACTTGCCCAGGCCACATCAGCATTAAACCTCTTGTAATGTGCCTGTTTGTAAAATGCTGTCTAGGAAATGTTAATTCAGCACCTTGATAGTTATCATTTAATTTAACACTACCGCTGACCATACTAGCATCATTATGTAATGCTAATTCTGTTTGTGTATCTAGGCTATATCGCATAGCAAAGAAGTCTCTTATACCGTACATACTCATAGGTGGCCAATATGCTTCTAATTGCGGCCATATGTTTTTGGTTAAATGGTTTTCTAAATGTTTATATAAATTTGGACATAATTTATTAATTCTAATTTCTTGAGCCGGATAAGCATCATCAGGTCGTGGTGCCCAACCACCTGCTTCGTCACATGCTCCAATTAAATCGTCGCACATCTGCGGTGTCATGTATTCAAATGCTACAATATCATCTGCTACAGTCCATATTTTATTATACTTTGCTAGATTTATAGGTACAACACTACCTTTATTCATTATTTGATTGACTAGTGATCTATATGCTGTTTTATCATCAGGACCACCATTGCCATGCAATACACAACTGTAGCAACCTGTTTCAGAATTATAAACTTGATTATTATTGCTTACACTTAATGAGTTTGCTGTACCACTTACACATTGAAATATATAATTCTCTACATCTAATTTAATATTAAATTTACCACTTAAAAACAATTTTTGATAATACAGTTGATCGTCATCTTTCTTTTTAATGTCTGTTCTAAGCATTTCTTTTAAAACAACTGCTCTACCTATAAAACCACCACTATTTAAAAATCTATTTCTGGTATGAACTTTTGGAAATTGATCTGCTATACTATCATCTGGCCATATAAGTGGTTCAGCACCAAATACTACATCAGCACCAAACTGTTTAAATCTTTTAACTAATTCTTGTTCGTTATCGTTAATGATGACATCATACCCGTCTACAAACATTACTATATCATGGTCGTCAACATTACGCAATCTACTTCTAAGATAATGAACTTTGTGTCCGCCACCGGGACCATCTGCCATTACACCGCCTTCCCATGGCTCACCTACGCCTAACATTTCTAATTTTACATCGTGTGTTTTACAACTATTGATTAAGTCTTCTGCTTTTAAACTTTCAGTTGCTACAGTGAATACTTTAAACTCTTTCCATTCTTTAAATGTAATAGCAGTTTCAGTGTCTGTTTTTCCTATCTTTGTTTCTCTAGCATACGGATGAAATACATTTGTTTTATATGCCAATCCTTTTAGTTTATTAAAATTTTTAAATTGTGGGTAAGTTTCTATTAGTGGGTTTGTACCTAACATCATGGGAATGTATTCATCTGCAGGTATCATGTATTGCAATGCATCAGCATTTAAAAGTTTTTTAGCACCTTCAACACTTAAGGCATAACCGGCTGTCCAATAACAATATCCTGGTATTTCAAATAAATCATCAAATCCCTGAGCCTTATCGTCCATGTTCCATTTTGATAGATAAACTAAATCAAATTCTTCTAATCTTTCTTTTATTTGTGTAATGTTATATGTTTCGACATTGTGATATAAATCATCTTCTAGTATAACTGCAGGTTCGTTATTTTTAACTATCTTGCCCCATGCAGTAATATGACTTAACATACAACCTACTTCGCCAGTTGTCAACGGTCTATTTTCTAAAGGATCTAACCAATTTTTGCACACTTGCATACCTTGACTTAGAACTTTACTATAGTCAACTAAGTTACCATCAATGCCTTGAATACGTTCATAATCTGTTATTTCTAACTTTGCAAAAAGATCTAACATATTTTGATTTCGATCAGTTCGTTTATCTAAATTAATATAATAATGTTTCATCGCCAATGTGGGCCTTCCACCCATGTTACTAAACTGTGTCTAGTGCCACTAGTTACTGGTGTGACTCTGTGCCTGTGAAAACTTGGAAATACTATCACTGATCCTTTGCTAAATGCTTCTGAAGGTAACTGCGGTAATATTGTATCAAATTGAAACTCACCACCTTCGTATTCTGATGGGTCTGTTAATTGAAATACTAAACTTAATTTTCTATGAAAAGATCTACTTTCTGCCCAATCTACATCGTGATGCCAATCGTACTTGCCTGGATTTTCAGGATTTCCTTCGTACTTTGTAAACTGTATTTCGTTTACATAACGCAAGTCCAGATCAAAAGAATCTCTGTTTGCCTGATTGGCATAATACCATATTTCGTCTACTATTGCTTTTTCTGATTTAGGATTAAGCCAACGTATTTCGCTTTTACGATATGATTCATCATGCTTACTTTCTTCAAATCCTATTACAGCCTCACGTGGCTCATAGTTTTCTGTTGCGTAATTTACTATGTAATCGCACCAGCCTGGGTCTAATGCTTGATTAAAATATAGCCAATAGTCTCCTTTCATACTATTAGTTATCTTGATTGAGGGGGAATTTTGTAATTATTTGACGCCAATAACAACTTCGACTATGTCATCATCAAATGTTTCTTTGTCTTCTAATGCTCTACCAATTATGCATCGCATGTCGTATTCGTTTTTCATTAATGCTTTTGCAAATCCTGGTTTACTGCCACTTACAAGTCTTTCGCCTTTCTTAATACGTCCTTCAACTTTAACAGGTACTCTACCTGTAAGTGCTATTGCAACGCCTTCTGCTTCTGAGTTCATTAAGTATGCTGGATTAGTACTTACAACACCAAAAACTTCTGGATCATTAAATGAAGTTGTTTGTGTGACTTCTGCACTACCGCCTAACTTCACAACTGTACCTGGCTCGTAGTCTGCATCTGCCGAATATATCTCAGCCAAGTCAGCATACCTTGCCGATGTTGCTTCACCATAAAAAGTTCCAAATGATGCACTTGCTGAACCAAGATTTAGTGTATCTGAAGTTGGCACTATGTCAGTATCAACTTTACCAATAAACGAAATTGTGTCTGTATTAGAATTACCTAAATTAACATCACCGTTTAAATCTGTTCTACCGTTAAGATCTGTTACGCCATCAACCTGTAATGTGCCACTTAGATCTGCATTCACACCAACAAAGTCACTCGTTGTTATAATGTTTTCGCCAACATATAGTTTCTTTTCAATTACTGCACCACCATCCAAATATAAAGGTGCTGTAGTATCTGATGTGCTTGCCGGATTGGTTGTGTTTGTAAGTCTTAACTTTCCAGCAAAGGTCATATCACCCGAAGCATTAATATTGTTAGTGTATAAATTATTCCAATACCTTGTATTAGAACCTAAGTTATATGTTGTGGTTGCATCTGGAATAATATTTGTTGTGATTTCACCATTAATTGCAATGTTGTCTGCACTAGCATCACCTAATATAACAGAACCATTTAATGTTGTTGTTCCAGTATTTGTAATACTACCAAATGATCCACTGCCTGTAAATATTGCTGTGGTGCCTTTTATTATAGTGCCGTCAATATTACCTGTGATCGCCGCTCCGCCGGATACTGCTAAACTACCTGAACTAATTGCTCCAGTGGCAATAACATTACCAATGTTAATATTACCTGAACCACCTTGATAGTTTGAAACTCTAATTGTGTTTACAGTTGCATCGCCAATGTTAGATGTTGTTATAGGAAATGATGTAGTACCTATTCTTGTTGTAACATTTGCCGAAGTTGCTCTAACTTCTGCTGTTCCGCCAGTTTGCCCTAAAGATACTGTACCGTTAATATAAATGTTTTGCCATCTGTTTGTGCTACTACCTAAGTCATATGTATCACCTGCATCAGGAATAATATCACTTGATGTAGTAACAATAGATGTTATAGCAACATTACTAGCACCAATAACTAAGTTACCAGTTATACCATCAGATCTATAAGATCTGTCTGCTAATGCAATTGACGTATTAGAATACTCTTGTCTTAAGTTCATACCTGGTTTAATTTCAATACCAATACCGTCTGCTTCTGCTAATTGATCATACCAATTAAACGTATCACCGTGTGACGAGCCTGCTGTGTCTTTTGCAGTAAATGTAGCATGGTCACTGAATATAGCCATAACGGTTTCACCGCCTGGTCTAGTTGTACTTGACTCACCGTCATTGACGTAAACTAAGGCACTGACTGCCCTAGGTATATCACCGTTGTCTGTTAAGAAAATATTTCTAAGTTTTGTACCATATGCACTAGGTGTATTTAAATTACCAAAACTGGAATATTCATTTGAAACTTCACCTGCATAACTTGAATCTTTATAACTAACACCATCGTGAATTTTTAATTTATCATCTGTGGTGTCATAATACATTGCACCCGCTGTTAATCCATCAACTGGTGGCGTTGCTTGAACAACTGGTGAAACTCTTGTCCATGTTGTTGTTGAGTCTTTGTAAACTCTTAAAACTTTTTCTGTGGTGTCATACCAAATTTGACCTACTAATGTGGTGTTTGGTTCAGGTGCAATAGGACTTGCAAAATTTTCTAAATGTCTTAAACTGTTTTCTGCAAATACTTGACCATAGTTAGTAACATTTTTACCAACTAATTTTAAACTGAAAGCATTATTAATTGTACCGTCTTCAATTGTATAACTGACTCCTGTACTTGATGTTATTGTATATGCCATTATTTAACTAAAGCCTCCACTGTTCCAGCACCTTCATTTGGTTTGTCCGTAATTGCTATACCTATACAACTAGGTCCATTTACGTTCATGTTGTTTTCTGCCGCTTCGGCATGGCCTGGTGTGGCACTATGTACTAGCACATCACCTTTTGAAACTGCTCCTACTACTTTTACTGGTACTCTACCTTTAAGTGCAACCGCTGTTACATGGTCGCCTTGTAATTCTGAATTCATTAAATATGCAGGGTTGTGTGATACTACTCCTGCTATTGACGGACTTGCTTTTACATCTGAAGTTGTTACTTCAGCATCACCGCCAAATACTAAAACTGTTCCTTCCTCATACTCTGTATCTGCCAAATATAACTCAGCCAAGTCAGCATATTGAGCCTGTGTGGCTGTTCCATTAAATGTATTTGCATACATTGTTCCATATCTAACACTACTTGAACCAATGTTGTAAGTTCCTGATGGACCTGTTGCATATATATTTTGTGTTGTAATATCACTACTTGAAATTGCATTTACAACTCTGGCATCTGTGAAGTATAAATTTGTGCCTTCACTTAAATTTGTTGTGCTAAATGCACTCATGTTTACTGCAATATCGTTTGCATTTACAGTAATACCTGTTCCTGCGCCTACATTAAGTGTGACTGCACCTGAAGTGCCACCACCTGTAAGACCATTTCCAGCACCTACGCTCTCAATATCCCCTGCATCATTAGTGAAACTAAATGTACCAGTTGAACTATCATAACTTAAATCACCACCTGCACTAAACATTGCTCTTATTTCAGATTGGTCGGCTGTAATGGCACCAGTTCCACTATTATAATTAACACCACTGCTACCGCTTAATAATGCTCTGATTTCTGACGTATCTGCTGTTATGGCACCTGTTGTGCTATTATAATTTACGCCACTGCTACCGCTTAAATGTGCTCTTACTTCACTGGCACTTGGGCCGGTATATGTAAATACGCCATTACTATATGTTAGGCTTCCGTCGCCGCCACTGTCAGTTACTGAAAACTTGCCCCTAATAGTTGCATCGGATATACTAAACTGTCCACCTGAATATGTTGTGTTAGTACCTGCTGAAAAATGTGCTCTTACTTCACTGGTGCTTGGGCCTGTATAAGTAAATACACCAGCACCATTGTATGCAAATGATCCGTCACCACCGGCATCTGTGGCACTAAAGAATCCTTCAATTTCTGATTCTGTATAAATTTTTTCGTAAGTTGACCCGTCTCTGGTTACTTCCCAGTAGTCTCCACTTTCGTTCCATCTTAATTGAACATTAGTTGATGTTCCTCTTTCAACTTCAATACCTGCATTTGCACTTGGAGTACCTGCTTCATTATTGTTAAGAACAATTAAATTATCGTCAACTGTTAAAGTTTCTGTATTTAAAATTGTTTGCGTACCATTAACAGTTAAATTACCGTCTATTGTTGCATTGTTGAAGGTTACATCTGATGTTGTTTCTACTGCTTGTCCTATAGCAATGACTCCGCTACCTGAATTATAAGTAACTCCTGTGCCACCACTAAAATGTGCTCTTACTTCTGCGGCACTTGGACCGGTGTATGTAAATACACCTGTACTTGAATCGTATGCAAATGAACCGTCACCACCTGTATCTACATGTGATACCTTGCTTCTTATAGTTAAATCACTTAATACTTCTTTCCATTGATTACTGTGATATATTTTTAAATCACCGGTACCTGTTGTAGAGTCAAAAAACATTTCTCCTGCTTCTACTGAACTACCTCTACTACTTGTAGGTGTCGACGTACCGCTTTTTGGTCTATATGCTAATTCTTCAAATTGTTCTGTATCATTTTTATAAACAGTTAAGTGATTACCTGTTTTATCAAACCAAAGTTGTCCAACTAATTTTACACCAGGATTTGGTGCTGTTGTACTTGCAAAATTTTCTAATTGTCTGATTGAATTTTGTGCAATAATTTGGCCATAGTTGGTTACATTTTTACCTATTAATGTCACGGAATAGTTAGTTTGGTCAAGTTGGTTATCGTTGACCGTAATCTCTCTATCGCCTTGAGTGTTTGAAAATACTATCGCCATATTTGTCCTATTATGTCATCTGAATTCTTAAAGTATAAACTACTTCAATAATTCTATTAAAAGATTTTTGTACTGGATGAAACACCACATGTGTAAGTAACTCTGAACTACTACTTGCTGTCGTGGCATTATCCCCTGCTGTAAATGTCATTAATCCTAATTCGTCAAAGATGTAATCACCTTCGTTAGTAGCACTGGTATCAAAGTTATCTTGTCCTGAAGGTTCATTTAAGCCTAATGTACAAGTTACTTTTAAGTCTGTAAAACCAGCACCTTCAATTACTTCTATTTTGTTATTTGTTTTGTCAGTGTTTGCTTCTGTATCACTAACAACTTTTGCATAAGTTTTTCTGTATAAAGTAGCATCAGTTTCTCTTGTTTCACTGGTATTTGTACTTTTATATAAAACTTTACCTGCACTATCTACACTAGAAGCACCGTTACCAAATGCCATAAAATGCACATAATCATTTGGTGCTACACCAGTTGAAGCACTGGTTCCTTTACCAATTGAGTTTGCTATTAAATATCCTAAGTTTCCATAATGAATAGCATTTCTTTTATTAACTATTTCCTCACCGGATTCTTTATCTCTGATTAAGATATGACCAGATATGTTAAAGCCAATAGTTGCATCTACTTGCTCTGTATTTGATTTATTTTCGTTTGTTGCGGTTTCTTCTTTCATATAGGTATTTATCTCTTTTTTAAACTACTGCTATAATTATTAGTCAAAGTAGGACCCTGGCCCTGCCTGTATAAATTGTGCTATTGGTGTAACTGCATTTGACAATGACATACCTGCACTATTCCATGTTGTAAATTCTGGATCTGCTGGATTTCCAAAAGCAAAAGCACCTGAGTTTATGTTGTTTGTTTCTGTAGCATCATACACTTTTTCACCAATTGTATGTGCCTCTGCAGATGTTCCATTTGTACCTCTTGTAACACCTGTTAAAGTATTACCATTGATTTCTTCAAATGTTATTCTTTCATCTCCTATAAACACCGCTGTTGCTGGACTTCCAGTATATGGTGGTGTAATAACACTAGCATCTGCAAGTTGTATTGTTAAACTTTCAGCAGTAATATTTGCAGTCAATGTAGTTTTATTACTGTCATTTAATCTGATATATTCAGTTTTACCGTTCATACCAACAAATATTTTATATGATACATTTGCAAAACCACCAGTACCGTTTGTTTGAACATTAAGTTGTAAACCTTCTAATGGCTGGAATACTGCATGTTCTGGTGGTATATTTGGACCAGTTAATCCTGTGAAGAATGTACTACTATCAAAACCTTGATATGTAAGAGTATCTCTTATTAATTGACTTTGAACTGCTGTATTAACAGTATAGTTATTTACTACCTGTTGGGAATCAAACCCTGCACTATCAAAACCAAATAAATCATAGCCAAGTCCTGTGGACATTACTTCTTTACCAATACTATCAAAATATGCTTTAGCAAATAGATTTGCGTCAAGTTCTTCACCAAAGAAGTCTGCGTATGCTAATGTTCTCAGTGTTGCATCTCTTGTTGCAATAAATCCTGCTATGATATCACTTGAATATGTTGTTGTGTCTGCAATCTTGTCTGTGAGGTCAGTAATGACTGTGTTATATTTAAATACTCTTTCAATGTGGTTAATAGGTGTTGCATTACTACTTGCATTGCTTAACTGTGCCATTCTTTCTGCACTTGTATTAGACTGTGGTTGACCGTATCCTGATGCCATTGTTACTGTGCCATTATTATTAATTGGTAAAATCTCACTTGCTGTTCTATCAAAGAACATTTTTTCTGTAATAGTTCTAATCTTAGTTGAATTATTACTGTAGTTGTTTGTCCAGTTGACATAGTCGTCATTTTGTGTTAAAATTAATGCGTCACTGCTATTACCATCGTCTAGTATTCTAGACTCTACTGATAAGTCTGGTTGATACGGTGGTCTATCAAAATCTGTTGCAAAAGATTTCAGAGAATCTATACTGATCTTTCTATCTTCAAAATCTCTTAACTTACTTGTATATGGTTTATAGTTTTTAATACTTTTTACAACACTATCAAATGCATCAATTTTTGTTGAAGCAATTTGATTTAAGTTTTCTGCACTTTGTCTAATATTAAAGTATGTGGTTTTAAAACACCATTCTGTTTGATACTGTTCGCTGAGTACATAATTTAACATCGAGAAAAACAGTTTGTTTTCTAAATTTGTATTTTTAAATATATTGTTTTTAATTGCAAATAGCAGTTGTCTCAATTCAGTAGTTAAGCCTGGATTAATTGTGCCAAATACTTCGTCTTTTAACTTCATTGTGCCTTTTACAATTTTAACAAGTTTATAATCATTTTTTACTGATTCATATTCATAGAACTTATCTGGATTATCGCCAATGCCTTCTAGTCTCACAAATGTACCATCTGATATATCAGTAAGTCCTCTCATCTGCTTGATTGATTTTACAGTTGCTCTTGCTTTAATAGAATTAGTGTTATAGCCTGTTTCTACCCAATCAATTAATTCATAATATGTATTAGTAGCAACTGTGGCATTCCAATTAGAATAAAAATCATCTGTTAGTTTGATTTTTTGCATTTCTTTATTAATAAAGTATACTAACTCTCTTCTAGCATTAGCAGGTTTTGTAAACATACTTTGTCTAGGTCTAATTGATATACCGTATCTTTCAAATTTATTTAGATACGGATCTGGTACAACTTTACCTAATACATCTTCCTCTACTAAACTATCTACTAATTTATTAAACAGTTCTGCAGGTATTGAATCAGATATATTATTTTCACCTATTAATAAGTAAGATTCATGTTTATTAGTATATCTACTATCTGTTCTTCTAAAGTTTACCTGGAATACACCTTGATCATCTGTGAGATATCCTTTAACATTGTTTAACACTATTGAATTATTAGATATAGCACCAAAGGTTGGAATATTCTGTAGTTTAGGTGATTCGATCAATTGACTTATGCTCGAGGCACTTGCTGATCTATTTGCTACATTAGGTACATCTTGAATATCTTTAACCCAATAATAGTACACATTATTATATAAACCTGTTACACTATTAAATCTTTGATCAATTAAATACTTTTCAACATCTAAAGGTGTGCCCTTTCCACTATATTCTATTGGTGTTTCAGTGGACTCTATCCACTCATACACATCAAATTTTGAACCATCCATGTAAGACGCCCAGTATTTTCTTCTATAATCATTATCTGATTGCTCATACCAACGAACACGCATACTTGAAGTATTCCACCATAGTTCGCCTACATTATGTTTGCTAAAGTTACTACTGTCATCGCCATAATACACAGGATCGCTTTCTGAAATATATGTCAAGTTCCTTTCAACTTCAGGCATGAATACATTTTTGAATGGATCATTTAGATAAACATCTGTAATTCGTTGACCTGTTATATTATCGTATACCAGTGCTGATTTTATTTTACTGCTATCAACTAAATTATCTTTTCTGTATACCACTTTGCCATTTTCTAAATATGCCCATCCATTAGCATCATAATTGTCAACCCATACTTTAGGCATTAATGATTGTACATCATACTTACTATGTACTCTTGCTGATTTTAAATATAGTACATCAAGTTCTGTTTGCATTTTTTCTGTAACTAACGGGCCGCCATTTATCCTATTTAGATCGTAACTGAAAACATTACCAAAGTTTTGACTACTGAGGCCTTCAAACTCTGGTGGCACAGATGCATTATACAATATCAAACTATCTGGATCGCCTTTATCAAATGGGTTGTCTTTTCTAATACCACTGTCATTTAATCCAAATCCGTTTCCGCCATCGCCTATGTCTGCACTAAACCCAAAAGCACCTGGACCGTAATCTCCTGCTGGTATACCCAATGCATCAAGTGTGCCAGGCACAATGTCACTTAACTCTAAGCCGTCTGCATCTGTTGTTAATGTTAGACCTTGTACTGATGGGTTAATTGAAGTTGTTGTTGCTGTTAATCCGCCATCTACGCCGCCTACTGTATTAATTAAATCTGCAAGTAATTCAGTTGCTGTTGCAGGTCTAGAAGAGCCTGAATTTCTATCTACTATTCCTGGAGGTTGCTGACAGTTAATAACACTTCTAGAAGTAAGTTGAACTCTAGCACCATAACCTTGACCATATGGTCTACCGTCAATTTCTTTTGATTCCACTTCCCCTTCTACATATTTTAACGGAACACCTCTTTCAAACTCTGCTGGGAATATCTCATATACACCTCTATCAAGGATTCTCATTTTTGTGATACTGCCTGCTTGGTTGATTTTTAAAACTTCAAAAATTGCTTGTTGGCTTTTGAGATCTGGATTATCCTCTCCGACTAATTTGCCTTTGGACAATATTGCTTGTGCCTGGAATCCTTGACCGCTACTGCCTTTTGCTACAACAATATATCTTCTAGTTGAAAATTCAGGTTGGAAACCGCCTTTTTGTATAATTGATACACCAGAGATACTATCTTTATCTGCTGTATCATATTCTGGATTTTCACTAGCAGATGAATATTTAATTTTAATATTAGGTGTGCGTATTTTAGTTTTCTTGTTGCCCATTGACTCTGGAGTATAATTATCGCTAATAGTTCTACCTGAACGTGACCATTCAATGAACCAAGTACCTTTACCTAAAATACCTCTGATATTACCGTCTTGGTCTCTTAATAATTTTCTTAATGTATTTTCTACATTATTAAATTGTATTCCATAGAGACTAGAAAGTGTAGTATCGTTTTGGTAATTACTTGCAAGTACGTTTGATATCTCTCCACTTGCTTGATCATACTGTCTACCAGTGTTATTTGGATGTCGTGCAGGACTACCTATATGAGTTTTTACAGTATTATTATTTCTTAAATTTGATCCACCATATTTGATAGGCTCTGCATTAGATTTAGATGATAATGTAAATTTAAATGTTTGTTGTACTTGAGAACTGTTGTAATCATAACCATCTAAGAATCCATCTTGGTCATACGCACCATTGTTGCCGAACTTACCCAATGTCTGTAATATTGGTACACGTTTTCCTTCAGGTGTTGTTAACCACATCATATCAAATTCGCCTGGTGCAAAACTTTCAAAATTTAAATCAATATCTATATCGCTTACTTTTGCATCATCTGGTAAGTTACCAAAATCAAATTTGTACACTATTGCTTGTGATTCTTGTAATTCAGTAACAGGTTGCACTACTGGTCTATATACAGTACTGTAATTTAAACTTGCCATGTTTGTAGCAAGGGTGCTACCTGATATATCAAATTGACCTGCATGGGTACTTGCTGGTATTGTATAATGTGTTGTAATCGGTAATCTTAGATATCCACTGTCAACACCATCTTGATATACAAATAAATCAAACTGCTGAGTAGTTGGCTCTAAATTTGTGCCTAACTGTTTTGCTTTAACTTTTAATCCGTGTATAGCATCTTTAGTATTTAATGTAAATGAAGCATCACTACCTGTTGTTACATCAGAAGAGACGCTCGAATTATGCTCAACACTTATTTCGTATTTTCCACTTTGTGTTTGTAAAACATTACTTCCATAAGTACTCAAATTGTTTATTGGATAGAATCTTGCAAATATGTTACTAAAATCGGGTATGCCAATTGCTCTTCCTACTTCAGTGTCTAAATCGTATGCACTTAAAATTTGGAAGTATACTCTATCATTTGCTAATTTTAAGAATTTTACAACTCTGCCATTAGTTAATTTTATATTGTCACTTAGGAAATGTGCAAAATTATCTCTATTCCTAGAATCAAATGATTCTACATCATGGAATGATTTCATCAATCCAACTGTGCCTTCTGCTAAATTACCAAAGTTGGTTTGCATGTTTATGCCATTAATAGAACTTGTAAAGTTAGGAGCATTCCAGCACACAATCCATGCACCGTTTAGTGCTGTTTGCTCATCTGTATCAAATGAACTTGTAAAGTTGCTTTCGCCTCTGTTGTTATTTCCGCTTGTTGAATTAATGTTAAAGTTAAACATCATAAATTCGCCAACATTTTCGTACTCTCTTGTTCCTATAAAGGCTTTGTATGTTGTTCCAACTTCTAAACCTGTTGTAGCAGAAATCGTAAATGTTTCTTCGTAAAATGTATTTTGTGAATCTATACCAATGTCTAGACGTCTTTGATCTATAGTAATACCGTTAATGGAATTACCGGACCTATCAACAAATGCTGTATTAGTATTAACGTCATTCAACCAATTTGCTTCTTTACAGCCTTTGTAACCAATATATGTTTTGTAAGGTAGTACAGCAGATGATATTGCAGTTCTACCTGTGTTTTTGACTACAGGAGTAACTGCATTTTCATTTGGAGTAAATTCTGGTTTGATCTGAACTCCTGGAAGTTGTGTCCCCATTTCTGCGTCTATAACTTCTAATCTTGTAGTTGTAGGACTATACCCAAAGCCTGGATTTGTAACAATTATATCGCTTAGATAATATGCATCTTCATCAATTGTTTTTGGTCTTCCGCCAACTATTGTTAGCCTGTCACCAATCATATAGTTAAAACCTGTGCTGTCTTCGACCATACCAGTTTGCACAACACCTACATTAGCATTTGCAATTTGACCATCTCTAGTACCTTCACCTGATCTTGGATTAACTGGGTAGCCATCTATCCTAATATAGTCTGATGTCATAAACGGATTACTTGTATCCGGAGCACCCATAATATCTACAATGGTAACTTCCTGACCAGGCAATCCACCTGATATAACTTTTGGTGTAAATACAGAACTGTTATCCCCGCCTAACTCATTGTACTGCTCTGGTGTGAGTGCATTTGCTATTGTTAAGTTAGCACTTGAGTTCATTCTCTTTTCTCTATAAGGTTGGAAGTCTCCAACTTCTGAAAAAGGACTTCTACTACAGCCTTTACCTAAACTAAATGGCACAGCACTTTTAATTTTTACAATAGGATTAAGTTGCGGTACATTTGCATCATCGGCTGTTGTACATCCTTGTACACGTCTTTGTTGTTTTGCATGATACTGCCATAAACTCTTGAACCATGATCCTGTTCTGTCTTGCCATTTACCATTTTCCTTAACACGTTCACCGTATCCTGTAATTTTAGTAAACTTAAATCCTCTGTCATCTTGTTCTTGTACTGTAGTAATTGCATTACTTCTGGTGTCTTCTTCAGATCTACTGCCCCAACCACCTAACATCAAGTCGTCAATAATTGTAAAGTTATATAAGTCACCTAAATATTTGTGCTGGCCTGTTCCATTTTTTGGCAATCTGTATAAAATACCTTTTCCTTTAGCACCATAATCATAACTACTTCTGTTTAACTTACTCACATATACTGACATGGTTTCTTTATTAATACCTCTGCCCATATGGTCTTTCATAAATTGAACAGTTCCTAGTTTTTGATCTTTATGGAACACTGAGCCTGATGCAGGTGCATACACAATAGCAAATGGTTGTTTGTCTATATTATTGTATTCACCTTTAATTCCCGAACCTGAATGAGTTATGCTGGTGCTTGTATTTTTCCAATGCATTAACTCACCGTTACGATCATCGTTTGTGGTGCTTCTTAGTACAATTGAGTTGTATGTGTTAGGATCTAATCCTTTTTCAATCATCTGTTGTCTTACAGATTCCAATAATGCTTCACCACTAATTTGTACAACCAGTCTAGCATCATCGTGCCTAGAACCAAATAGTACTGCAGGTACTCCGTCTTTTCTACCTTCAAGTAATTGGTAATTGTCGCTTCTATTTGTAATAGGCGATAATTGCTGGCCATTATTATTACCCATTTTGAGAATCTTGCCTATGTTTCGGAAGTCTGTTGTACCCCATGCTTGGCCTCCACCTTTAACTACACATGATTTAGGTGGTTTTGGTGTTTCTGTTACGCATTCTGCATTAAAGTTCGGTGACTGACTGTTTATTGCATCTGCTAATGCACATGGATCACAGCCTTCAGGTAGATTAACTGCTTCGCCACCTAAGTACATTACTTCACCACTTGATGTACAAGTATTACCATCTATTTCTTTAATATGCAAATCTTCTAATTCACACAAGTCAACATCAATTTGTTTATATGGTATCTTGGTATAATTGTCACCTATACCTTGTAAGTAAGATAATATTGTAGTCCAGTTTGTAGCACTACCGCCTGCTTGTAAAAATTGTTCTTGATATCCAGAAATATTAGCATATTCAGAATCAATATATTGTTGTACTACATCAAATAATTGATCACTGAATTCGTATGTGGTCCCTTCTTCTCCAGAATTGGAATCATATAAAGTGATTCTAAATTTACCACAAGTTTCTTGTACTGGTGGATCTTGTGGTGGTGGATCTTGTGGTGGTGGATTACCTGGACCGCCGCCTCCGCCGGAGTAGCCGCCACCTCCGCCGCCACCATTGAGTTGTCTGCGTACACCATCATACTTAGTATTCCACCAACTGTTGCCGAAGTCACCAAAATAATCGTCATAAGGATTAACATAATCACCTGGCATTCCTGTATAAGGCCATGCGCCAATTTTAGGAGAAGCGAATCCTGGTTCTGCTTTGTTTTTAATTGTGCGTAATGTTGGATCCAATTTCATATTGTTAATATTATTTTCATAATTTTTAACAAGTGGATTATCTGCTGTAATTTTTCCGTCTAATGATCTGGTAGAATGTACACCATGTGGTCGTTGTGTTCTTTTTTGATTTTGTGTTCCGTAATAAATTTGTTCTTCTAATCCAGAAACATCTATAATATATTTTCCTGCAAGTTTACTTGGTGCACGTCTTTCGGATATAGTTTCATTTAATTTAACTGGTGAATATTTATTTACACCACCTTTGAGTGCATTACCGCCAGGTGCACCTATATATTCATATGAATATATTTGATCTAGTCCTGTAACATCTGCTGGTCTTTGTACATATTTTTGGTTAAAATCATCTGCATTTCTGTTGTCGCTTCTTGGATCTCTGTGTCCAAATAAGAAACCTAATTGTAATTTTTTCTCTTTGTCAATTGCGCCTGCTTTAAAATCACTAACAAAATTCAAACTGCCTTTGACTTGTTCAATTGTGTCTTGAGCAGGCAAGTATGTTTTATTATCATTTACATCAACTGCATTGTAATCTGTTATAGAATACGATACGTTTTTATCTGTTAAATCTAATGCCACATTAGAGTTTGTAAATCCAAACACTTCTACTTGATTATCTGATAGCCTCCTTTGCTTATAACCTATAGGAGCCATTTTGTATGTACTATTATAATTTCTAACTGGTGAATTTTTAATAGCAATAGAATTTTTATCAGGTTTAGCATTAATTTCATTATGTAAACTGTCAGTACCAGTAATAATTATTGAGTCTGATACCCAGTTACCTTGTGTAATAGCATTTCCTGTGAATATTGTTTTTACTACAAATGAATCGTTGTCTGCTAAAAAAGGTGTAGCAAAGCCATCGTAATTTCTAGTGTTCGAAATTTTGATTGCTTTACTGGAATCTGGTATGTAATTGTCATATGATACAGAGAACACATTTGCTGTTGCTGTTGCGCCGGGAGCCTCAATAGTAATATATTGCTCGCCTGCGCCATCAATGTTATCTATAATAGACACAAAGTCAACAACTGTGAATGTGTTTCCACTTAGTACATGTCCTGTGTTGTTTTTAGAGAATGTTACTGTTGATCCTACTGCTAATCCTCTTAATCCATTGTTAAGTTCTATGTTTACAAATCCATCACTACTTGCATTTGTAGAAGACACTACTAATTGTTTATCGTCTATTTTTCCAATATTATGACCTTTACTGTAGAATCTAGTTGCTGTGTAAACATCTAACATAAGTTCATCGTTAGTAAATGTTGTACCTAATGATTTTTCAAAGTACATCATTGGTGCATCACCTTTGGTAATTAACTGTTTATCAAAATCTAAATATGAAATAGGATTCAGTGTAACACTTGTATTACCACCTAAGGAATAATTATTTTCTGGGTCATAAATTTTACCAGTTAAACTTGGTATACCGTATCCTTTTGGAACTGATACAATATGTAAATTTGCATTTCCTGTTAAAGATGCTGTTAAATTTGTTGTTAAAGCAGTTGGTCTAGTTGGTTGGTTAATTTCAAATGCGTTGCTGTACACTGAATTAACAATATATGTTTGACCATTTACGCCTGCTGTATCAACTGATCCTGCATTTAATGTTATGTCGTCACCTGTTTCAAATATATGTACGTTTGCAGGTACATGCACAATCCTAGATGTTATTGTTGATGTTGTTGCACTTCCTCTAATAACAGGATCTGCATAAGTTAAATATTTCATACTGCTGAGTTCTGCAGTAGGTATAACATTAGTATTTGCTAGTTTTACAGTAAATGTATTTTCTGTAACACTTCTTATGCGGAATTCTGTATTATTGATGCCATTAGCAGAGCCAGTTGTGTTTACAAATATTGTATCGCCTGTGTATAGTAAATTGTTTGGCTTATTAAATACTAATTGTGAACCATTGAGCGACGAAACAATAACTCCTAAGTTACTTTTTTCAGTTTCATTGATTGCATACGTTCCAACATTATCAGATATACTTTTTGGTATAATTGCATAATTAGGCTGAGTGTTTGATACTACGATGTTCCCTGTTAGTACTGAATTTACACCATGTTGAGTATCAGCAAATCTTAAAGTATTATTATCAACTGCTTCGGTATCCATAAACATTTTATGCTGTGGTTCGACTACATGTACATCAATTGCCACATTAACATCTGTTGAATTCATTATTTCCGTATTACAGCCTGTGTGATTTAAAGGCAAGTAGTCGAATGTTATGTCTAAGTTGCTACCAAATATTGAGGATAATTGTACATTTGCACTATTATTGATTCCCATATAGAACGTACCTGCTGACCCAATCTGTGTAGGTAATTTACTGATATATCCTAATGTGGTTCCTGCAATTAGCGAACTGCTACTGCTTCTTGGTTGTAGTAATACTGCAGAATACCCATCGTCATTTGTAGATCTTTCTACTGATGACAAAAAGTCATTTACTAATACCTGTTTGTTTTTATTTTTATCTACTTGATAAACTACTGCATTTAAATTATCAGTAGTGTCATTAGATGTGAATATGTTATCTGTGTTATCCACTGTAACACTTGATTGGCCCACACTGATAATTTTTCTATCAACTATTTGTGGAATTGTGCCTGTATCATCTTTAATTGCTATTCTTAAGTTAGTTAATTCGTTTTTAGTTGTTGGAGCAAGTGTGTATTTAAGTTTTGCACTATTCACAATAACTAAAGGTACTGCAACATCAAAATTGTTATTTGCAGGATATGTTGTTAAGCCATTTTCAAATCCAATGTACAGATTGATGAAATTATATTTTGCGCCTTTGGCCAATATGTTTTTTAAATCCTCGCCCCACCACTCTAGTGGTCTATCACCGCCGTTAGTGTGATCTGGTTTTAATTTAGTTGTTTTTAATCTTGCACGAATCTTATCTGGTTGATTGCTGTGTACCTGTATAATGTTGCCATTAGGATCAGTCCATATTGCTTTGTTTGGTTTTTTATCTATAAAAGTAAATATATCTGACATAGAATGACTGTCAGAGAAATCAAATTTTATTCTGTTTCTATCAACTTTATCAACTAAATTTTGATTAACACCAGCAATAGTTAAACCTCGTTCAACTTCTCCTGTTATGTTTAATGCATGATGGTTTCCAAAATACCTAGGTATAAGTCCCAATCTACTTGTGGCATAGTCAGATACTTCGTCTACTATTTGACCTCTGTCAAACATGTCACTGCTAACACCACGCATTTCTACAAACATTCCATCTAATGAAGGTGTTTCCTGTTTGTATGTAAAGTTATCTAGCCACCATGCTGTATCAAAATTTTCTAATTTGTCTAACATTCCGAATGCTTGATTAACAAACCCGGGATCAGTTGGATCGCCTTTAAGTCCAGTTGATCTTAATAATTCTTTAAATCCTTCATCTGTGACATATCTAAATTCTAAATCTAGTTCAACACCATCAACAGTTCTTAATGATTCTGGTACGCCTGTAAAATCTGTTTGTAATGTTAGATAATTATTTGTGGTAGGTAATCCTAATCCCATATACACAGGTTTATTGTTGTAATGGAACAAACCTGAATGTCTAACGTTACCTATTAGGTCATGTTCTTCTGGTGTTTTTTCGCTGTTATCAAATAATACTCTTGCAAATTCTCCTGCACCATCATCTCTAAAGAATAAATCTACAGTATTATTTGTAGTGTCTCTTAATGTATGTACTGGGAATCTGCTCTGAATTGTTCCTACAGCATCTGCAACATCTATTATAATAGTGTTGCCACTAATTTTTAATGGTCTTTCTGTTCCTGATACTCCAGGTATAACACCTGTGCTGGTATTGGAATTTAAATATTGTATATTACCAAAACCATAGTTTCCTAGGTTACTTGTTTCAAATCCTGAAACTGTTAATGTGTTGCTGGTTAAACTTGCAATATTTCCAGACCTTGACTCTTTAGAACCAGTATATACTATTGCTGTTCTATTTGTGGTATTTCCTGTTGTTGCTGGATCATAAATTTTAATAAAGTTACCGTCATTGCTTTGAACTGGATAAACATTACCTGCATACGCACCTGTATTAGTAAACTGTACAAAATCACCTTTATCGATAATTGTCGAATTTGCTCCTGACAGTATACTATTACCTAATCCATCATTATTACCAAAACCAACTAATGTTATTTCATTGTAAGCAGGCCTTGTTACTGATGCTGTTTGTGTAGTAACATTAGAAGATATTTCAAATGTTTTACTACTTGCGTTCCAATTAGCAACTGCATAACCCAAATCTGATTTATAAAAATCATTCTTGTTTGTGATTCTTTCAGAGTTACCGTTATTTGATAAATCTATGCTCAATCCATTAGTTATGTAACTAGCAATACCTGAATTATAACTATCACCTACTTCTAGTAATACTGTACTTGTACCGGACAAGCCTTTGACTTTCATATTTAGATTAAATTCTAAGTCTGATTCATAAGACACATAGCAATCAGATTTTATTGATGCGTAATCACTGCCAGTGACATTTGCTTCGTTGATTGTAAAAAATCCTTTTGCTGGGTCGTCTACATCTACTGCACCTGGGTTACCGCCAAGTCCTCTTTCACTTATTCCTGTAACAGTATATGCTTTACCAACTGTTAAATTAGCGGCAGTTGCCTGAGTACCTGTAAATCTTACTGTGTCTCCGACACCTAATCCTGATAATGAATTTGGAGATATTAATACTGAATCTACATGAGCATTTGGTAAATTGTCTTTAACAACACTTGCTCTAGTAAAGAAGTCAATGTTTGGCACTGGATGTGATTGCTCTGCATAAATCCTTGCCATGTAATTAGGATCTCTATACGGCTCTACTTTTGTGATAACTTTTGTATCACCTGGTTCTATTTTTGTAATGCCTCTGTTAATTTTCTTTAATGGCTTATAGTCACCTTTGTAAACTACTCTTGGTGTGTATACAAAGTTTTCATTGCTCCACTCTAATACTGTATCTGACAAGTTAGCATTTTTTACTACAATCACATTATCATAAAAATCTGTATGAGCCTTATTGCCTAAAATATTTCCATCTGTCCATTTAGATAATTTCTGATCAGAAAATAACATTGCTCTGCCGCCAACTGAACTGATATAGTTTTTAGCACCTGAAATATTTCCTGTTGAACTTTCTATACCATGTTTCTTTAATCTGAAAACATTCCAGTCTTCATTTTCTGACTTACCTAAATGCAAGTACTGGTTTTCTTTTGGTATATTGTTTTTACCATTTCCAATTAAATTTGCAAAATAAGGAAGATCAATTGCCTCCCAATCTACAGTATGTTTATTAACATATCCTGCATTTGGAACATTATATTCTTCTTTGCTGTCTCTGAACCACAATCCGTCTTGTAAAGAATTGGTTGGTCGTTTTAACATAGTTTCAGTGTCATCTATGTCAATTGTAATTTTGTTATCTGTTAAAATATCTTTTGTACGTTCGTATGTACGTTTGCTTATTGTGTTTGCAATTAGTGTATCATTTGCTACACTCTTAATGCTTAACATTTTTCCTGGTACATCTGCTGTAAATGTATCATTAAATTGTACTGAACCGCTTTCTATAACTGTGATGTTAGAACCTATACTAAAGTTATCAGTGTAAAGAGCAGTATTACTAAAACTAATTGTAGTAGTTGTAGAATCATTTGCTAACGTAAATGCGGTATACTCTGGTGTATTATAAACACGTTTGTTATCAATGTATATTTCTGTGTAAGGATATTTGCCATCTATATTAACAATATTTTGATCTTCAAATTTACTATTTCCGCCTAAAACAATTTGGAATGCATTGTTGGCATTAATTGAATAATCATTGACAATTGAAGCATTTGCTGTTATAATAGTTCTAGCACCTCTATCATATGACCAATAGTTTGTTGCTACATTCTTGCCATCAACACTTACAATTATATCATTTGATGTTGTGTTATTAGCAGACCTTATTGGGAATCGTTGTGTAGGTTGATATCTACCCGCAGTCATATTTAAAGTTGTCAGTGAAGTACTTGGATTGCCTCCTGGTAAGTTGCTTTCTGCCAGTGTAAAATCGTATCCTCTGATGAATAACCTGTTATCGCCGCCTGTTCCTAATAGTGTAACATTTGCTTGTATATTTGCTAAAGTCACGTTAGACGTTGTGTACTGCGATGTTAGAGTGCTGGTATTCAACGGTATTTGCAAAGCAGGATCTGTGTATAGATCAAATGTTGTTGCTGTTTGCTTTCTAACAAAGTATGTGCCATTTAATGCTGTTAATTCTGCATACAAAGTAGCACCGTCGTTTGTTAATGTGCCCGCGGAAGTAAATACTATATTTGCAACATCTGAATTTGCACTATGATATGCTCCTACTTCCTGTATATTACTGCCTGGTGCTGTCCAACCAGTTGCGTCAACGTTGGCTGTTAGTGCCTTGTTAGTGTACAATTCATATACATCTGCTACTGCTGTTGGCTTTGTAAAATAAGTTTTGTTATGTAGATTTGCTTCTGCTACTGGATAACCTGCTTGGCTCTTGTTAATCAATGTTATACTGTCGCCCGGTGCAAAATATTTTTCCTGTGCTGTACCTACTAGTGTAACAGTAGCAGGATTTGTCAATGCAACTGCATTTATATTTGCTTCTAACGAATTAACATTTGAATTAAGTTCAATATTTGTTGCTGTAGTAACTCTTGCTGTTGTACCTTTTGTTATTTGTGTTGCAGAATGTATTTCTGCTGGAGTATCGATATCACTAAATGCTGTAACATTTGCAATATTGGCACTCTGTAAATCTTTATTAATTGTAAAAACAACATTTTCTATATTTCTTTCGTTGCCTAAATATATGTCTCTTGTTGTTGAAGTAGTATGGTCTGTGATACTGATATTTGTTAATGCATTGGCACCTGTAAGAGGCATGTCTACACTTGCATTACTGCCTGCCAAACCATATGCTAACACATCACTGAATTGAGATATAACAATATTACCTGTAATAACTGCAACATTGGGTTTACTTGCATATCCATCGCCACCTGATGTAATTGTAACACTTTCTAATTGTGCATTAGCAAATAGTTTTGCTGTTGCTGTAGCGGCATTTCCTTTTGCTGGTGGATCAATTTCAATTGATGGCACACTATAATATGTTGTGTTTCTTTCAAACACGAATATATTTGAAACAGCACCAGTTACGTTTTCAGGATAAACAATTTCTATTTGCTGGTTATCTCTGATAAATTTGTTTTCATCAAGTTTTATATCCATGCTTTGATGATTGTAAACATCACCAAACTCGCCACGTTTGATTGCCCATTCTTCGAACAATTCTATATTTTTATTTGTGTTTACAACATTAGATCTAATTAAACTTGTTAAAGAATTTGCTGTACCTTTGCTGTTAATAATACCTTTGTAGTATTCGTATCCTACCTTGTCGTCTATTTTTATATCTGCAAAATCTTCTGTGGTTTCGTAACCTATTAATCCTTTTGCTAGTTCTGATTTTATTGGATCTAATAATGTAGCATCTTTGTCATGATAGAGACGTATGCTATCAATTAAGGTGTCAAAGTTTGGCAATACTGCATCGCCTACAATAACCAAGCCTTCGGCTTGATATCTACCGTCCCAATTTCTGCTTCGTTGAGTTTTGACTTCTAATCTTTCTTGTCTAACTCCTAGAACATTATCATTGATGATATCATTGAATACTGTTTTGTTATTAATTACAAATGCATGTTCTACTAATTCTGTATTTAAAAGTATACCATAAATTCTATTTTCAATAGGATTAATTATAATAGTATTATCTTCTCTGACTATAGAACAGTCTTCTGGTATAATAGCATTTCCGTTTTCATCTACTATACTGTATTGATCATTAATTTGTTTACTAATTTTTGATATCTTTCCTGAGGTACTATTGAACTTAACTTGTTCAGATAGCGGACTTAACTTAATGCTGTCGCCTACAGGGTGTACTTCTGTTGACCAAAACAGGAATCGTCTTCCTGCAAGTACCCAGTCATTCATGCTGTTGATGGTGTTATCGTATTCACCAAAATCAAAACCTATTTCTTTTTGTTTTCTTCCTAAACTTATTAGAAAATCAAATACTTTTTCAACTGTTGAGAAATTAGTTTCATAATAAAGTTTTTCAGTTACACCGGTACCTGATTGATATACTGTACCTGATGCTCCGCCAATAGTTGGCAATGCTGTTATCTTTGTCCATTTGTTACTGTCGAATGCGCCTGCTTCTATGTCGTCTTTTGCTATATAGAATGTATTACCAAATTTGATTATTTCATTTTTTAAGTAAGTTAGAGTGATATCAAATACACTGAAGTCTGCTGGTGTGCCACCTTCCTGTACGCCTTCTTTTGGTCCTGCAAAATTACTTGGTATAATTTCAAAATAATTATTGACAGTATCATAACCTGATACTGAATAACCATCTGTGGTTTTTGTAATCTTAACACCACTATAAAAATTTCTACTGTTATACGGACTGGAATGTAAATTAACTGTTACATCTTCTTTAGGTAAAACCTGACTTGCACTGAAGCCATCAACACTGATACTTTCACTGTATACTTTCAATGTTTTATTATTAACAAATCCTGCAAATTTATGTCCTAATCTAGTGTCTAAAGTTTTAATTGGATTTGCTATTTCTGTATTTGTTGATAATGAATAAAATTTCAGATACTGATCTATTAATGTAGTATAACCAGGTTTCAGTGTGATATTGTTATCACTGTTAATAAATCCATGTGGTTCAAAATCTTGCCTTAGTTTTCTTTTACCTGTTGCCTTATCTACACATTGCTCTGGTTGTACAACGAGTTTTTTAATATTTCTATTATCATAAAATTCTCTTGTAAACTCTCCGGGTCTTGCAAGATACAATGCCTCCAGTATTGCAAAAGGATAATAACTACTTTTTCTCCAGGCATATTCTGCTGGGGATATATCTCCAAATGACCATTGCCCATCGACACCAGCAGTAGTTGTTGTTACTCCTGTGTACATAATATCTTTAGGTGATATTAAATTACCAGATGCATCTACTGGCAAATAACTATAAATTGTAGGCCTTGCCCAACGTTTCCAGTATCCTTTTCTACTTCCTGCAGGTATATACCCGTCTCTTACATTATTCCAAAATGCTGTATACGAACTTGTGATTGCTGTTGGATATTCTGTGTCCCACCATGACGGTTTTTTACAGAACCCAAACATTTCCCATGGTGTAGTATTAGGTGTTTGTGTATCATAATAACTGTCATACACTCCTCTCCAGTACCCTGGCAAATCTGGTCCATTTGCATAATTCCATGTAAATTCATTTGACGAATCATATACTGTATTTGTTCTATAATCTACATTGCTTTGTTTTAACCATTTGTTAAAATTACTTTGAATTAATGTATTAAATTCAACTAAACTGAAATCTGTTTCGCTAAAGAAACTTGGTTTAATTGTGTATTCATTCAAGTCAATATATTCACATGTTCTATATTCTTTGTATATATTACTGTAAATTATTTGTTCAAATGCCAATACAATTTCATCTATTTTATCATTCTGTCTTGGCACATAACTACCATCATGACATAAGATCACATCCTTGTTTGTTTGATATGATGTATCAGTGTAATACTGTGGCTGGAATGCTCTGTACATTCCTAGTTTTGGTAAACTTGCTGGTATACTTGCTGATTCACTGTCTTCATAAATTTTCAAAGTCAGTGTATCGCCTATTGCTAATGATATACTATTATCTAATGTAATATCAAAAGGCAATGATGAATCTATATTATAATCTTTGTCTGCACATAATACTGTATTATTATGTTGTATAATGTGCATGGTGTTATCTAGTTCTACATTTGCTGTGTTAGTAAATGTATATTCTTGTAAACTTACATTACTAACTGTGATTGTTTCTGCTGTAAAATTAGAACCAATCGGCAACATGTATGTTAAGTCAAACGCATCTTTTGTAATTTTTGTAGACTTAATTGTTTTTAAAACTGTATCTAAAATATCTAAGTTTGTTTGTTCTAAATAATCATTATTTTTCAAATACAGTTCTAAATTTGTTAAAAACTTTCTTTTAAACTTGTTGTACTCGTCATTACCAAATCTTAAAGCATTAAGTACATTTCTATTTTGATTTTTGCTAAGATACATTGTGTGTAATAAGTCTGAGTCAACTTGACCAATATTGATATTATTGACATTCAGCGATCTACTAGTATCTTTATAATTATTATTTCCTGTGACTTTTCCTGTAAAGCCTACTTGACTTTCCAGTATTTTATTACTGTGACCAATTAAGTCACTTAATCGTGTTTCTGTTATTTCAGTATTCTTTGGATTGTATTTTAATGCACTAGGAATTTCAAAGAAACCGTATGCATCTATACCTGTTTTTCTAGGGCCTTTGGTGTATGTCTTAATATTAAGAACATCGGTGTCTTTTGGCAAAACTGTTTCTGTAAAATCAAAATCAAATGTTGCACCTGTTCCATGGCCGTTGCTTGATGCTGTTGTAATTATAGAACTGATGTTTCCAGGGTGTCCAACTAATTCGCTATATAATCCGTAGTTGCTAACACTTATAGATTTTATTTGTCCACCGCCGTTACTGATATTACCGTCATATGCTTCTGCATCTGTAACAGTAATCTGTACGTTAGAATTGCTACCTGCAATACTTAATGTTAGTACATCATTTTGTTCGTAACCTGTTCCTGTTTCTCTAAGTGTTACACTTTTTAATGTTGGATTTAATACAATACCTGTACTGCTGTTTCGAATTGCAAAATCTTTGTTTTTAACTAATGGTGTGTCATTTAGTTTAACTAAAATATCATCATTGTATGGTGTTGCACTGGTTGTAAAAAATCTATCTTGATAATTTATTTTATCAATAATGATTACATCTTCAACATACTGTTTTGAATATGTTGAATGCACATCTTCGTAAAATTTAAAATTAGATATATCAAAATTGCCTGCTGATATATTTGCATTTGCTACAAAATACTGATTATTATGTTTTACTACTTCGTTAGCATAATATGTTGCAGTATTACTAAAGTCTCTATAGTGTGTTGGTAAATTAATTGGATGCCAATTGTTTCTAAATCTTGTATTATCATTACCTACATAGTCTTGCTGTAAATCTTTGAAAAACAAATAGCCTGGTATAGTTGATATGTTTGCTAATAAATTTGCTTTATATGTTACAGTATGGTTACCTAAATGATTAAAAAATGTAGGTTCACTATTAAATTTGCTTGTCTGATAAACAACATTAGCACCTAACTCGCTATCATAAGTTACAGTTTTAGCACTGGTTTTATCAGTGTTATATGTAAAAATTGGACATCCAGTAAAATTACTAAATGGATATTTTGCTGGATCATTGACCTTGACTCCTTCTGAGTCATACAAATTAAATAACGGTTCTTGGTTAATTTTGATTTTTTGTTGTGCTTGTTTCCAAGATGTACCTGTCCAATAATAATCTAATCCAATGTTAGTACCTGTTACACTATACACATGGCCGTTTGTTACAACTAAATTGCTTAATTCTGAATCTTGTGTAAACGATATTAAGCCACCATTATCAACAATCCTGTAAACATTCTGTGAAATACTTGTTTCATCTTGTGGGAAAATAATACTTGCATTAGCAGTACCTGATGCACTATTAATAGGAAATCCTATACCTAGTCCTTCTAATTCTTCTTTTTTCTTATCAGCAATTATGTCTACTTTTGATATAAAAGAATTACCCCAGTTATATAATTCTATATCTCTATTAAATTCTATAATCGGTCTAGTTGCTCTTTTGGCTGTATCTGGTAAAGCAAATCCTGTTACATTATCTTTGAGTGGTTCTCTTAGTTCGTTTACATGCCACCAGTAATTTAATCTACTCCACGGATTTTGGTTTTTAGCACCGCGTTCAATTACATAATAATCTGCTTTGTCTTGTGTAGTTTCTGAATTCCATGGTGTGGCATCCCAGCCTTTTACTTCGTCAATGTTGAATTCAATTTGTGGATTATTATAAGTTTTATGAAAATCATCTATAGCAAAATTTGTACTCCAAACTACACCGTCTGGTAAGTAATATGTTCCGCCATCGTCAACTCTTGCATATACGACATTACCTGTTCGTTGAACATTATTTCCTAAGTATCTTACATTGTTTGTTACTGCATCTCCTACTCGTAATTGTAAATTACCTAACCACATTGACGAACTGGCCCATGGGGAACTTGGATCAGCACCACTTAATGTGCCGTCTGCAATGTTTCTCCATGATTCTTTAAAATCGCCTCCAGTTGTTACTGTGAAGTCATCTGGCAGGTTTGAATCTGCATAATATTGTAGTAATACAGATTGAGTGTATGTTGAAGCATTTGATTGCTCAAATGCAAAATCTGTATATTCTGCATAAGCAGATGTTGAGTCAGATGGCTCTTTTAGTTGTATTGCTACACCTACACCAGACACAATGTATGCTTTGTCAACAGAATAATTTGTACCTGTGATATACTGGCCGGTAAATTTAACAACCATGTCATTTCTTAATGCCTGTCCTGTTGGCGAAGTATAACTTGTTAGGCCTACAATATTATCAATGTTAATAGTGACATTGGCACTACCTGTAATATCTGTTACTTCTGGACCAGTTGGGTACCAATAGTAGTCCTGATAATTAACTAATTTGTCATAGTTAATAGGTGGTGCGTATGAGTATTGGGTTGTCTTAAAAAGTCTATCATGGTTTTCTATTAAACCGCCCTTGCTTCTTAGATCATATAAAAAATCTTCATAAAAAGAAAAATTTGTTGGTTTGCCTGTGTTAGAATTAACTGTAGTAACTACAGGATCAAAACTATAGTATTCTCTATTCGGTGCAGGTTGTTCTATAAAAACTGTATTACTAGTGATATCCCTAGGTGTTCCTATAAACCCCTGTATGTTTTCTATGTTTGATTTTGAGAACAACTGCTCGACTGTGCTTTCAAAGAAATTCTTATTAACACTAGTCTGGTGTTGTATAGGTAATAAATCAAAATATTTGTTAGTCATTAGTATCCACTTCCACTTGAGCCACTGCTACTTGAGCCACTGCTACTGCTACTGCTACTGCTACTGCTACTTGTTGTGTTTGATTTTGTGATTGCATTTCCTTTAATTTGTTTTAAATTACTTGCAGACAAACTTTTTACAATTTCAATATTGTCTACTGTTGCTGTTGAAAAGAATAACTCTTCTGATGACGCTCTAACTTGATATAAATCACCAAAAATTGATTCTGATTTCTTAGGCACAATAACAACCGATGCTATTGCTCTGCCTAACTCTTGGTGTATGTATGCACTTAACTCTGAAAAATAAAATGTTTCTCCAAAGTCCCAATTTTCTACAGCAAAATAATTGTTAACCAATTCTAGTACAGCACTTCGGATCTCTGCATCACTTGTAGCACTTCCAGGAAGTTTAACAACTTTTATTTTTGCTTGTAATTCTTCATCTGCATCATCACCAAATAATAATTTAAATTTACCACTACTATAAACTAATTGATCACTTACACTCTTGAATTGATCTAGTCCTGCAAATTCTTGTGACAACTGTTCTGCTGTGGGTGGTTTTGGTAATACTGTTGTTCCGCCATTTCTATAACTTATCATTTCTTGATAATATGTTTTTGTCAACATAAACATTTCTACAACATTGCTTATACTCGGGTCTATTCTAACATCACTAGGTGCAATGTGTTGCCATTCAAAAGAACACTTTCTTGGACTTTCTTGTAGTGTGTTTTGTTCAAAACTCCTACCAACTTTAACATTATACTGATTATTAGATGTCAGCACAATCATTTTAGGTGTAGTGACGTCGTTGATTAATTCATACACCTTAGGTAATAATGCTCTTGGGAATACTAATTTGTGGTTTAATTTACCTAAGTTATTTGTTAAACTGGCTTCTGCAACTGATAAATCTTTCACAATAATCAGATCGAAATCTGTGAATGCTGTTTTGTTATCAGGATCACTGCCAGGTGCAACTGTGTCTAACACATAGTCTACAATTATATCTGTTTCAGTTGCAAAGTTTAGTATTTTAAATTTAGCAGGCCTTTCGTATGTATACCCATCTAAGTCTGTGTATTGCTCAAAAAATACAAAATCTGTACTGCCGACAAATCTATCAAATAAATCTGGATTGTCTGGAAATCCATCATAGTCAGTATCGATAGGCTTGACTATCACTTTTGCCGGATCGGCATATCCGTCGCTGTATCTATATGAATCTATAATTTCAAACTCTAATGGTTTGTCTAGTGCTTCGGATACATTTTTATAAACAATTTGCAATTTATCTGCATGTTTAAATCCGTTCCACCTACTACTTAAACTGTCAAAGTCAGAAATCTTAATATGTGTGTTAGATACTAAATCAATAAACCCTTCGTTGGCATTGTCGCCGATTTCAAATGTTGTGGTGGTTGCATTGCCAGTAAAACTTTTATAACTGCTCGAACCTACATCATAGTTCACATAAGCAATATTACCATTGGCACCGCCAGTAAGTGATACACCAAATTTTGATAGTGGTATAGTTATATCACTTGGTAATGCTGATAATTTTGCACTATTTGATTTTACTACTGCTTTACCAGTTGTAGACGAAACAGGGTCAACTGCTATAGTTGTCGATACTGCCGGAACAAAATCACCTTGACTGTAATCTGCTGAGGCTGATACTCCTGCCTCACCATTTATTAATAATCCAAAGTTGCTGATAAATCTTACTTCTAGATCTTTTGCTTTTGCATCTCTGTTTCTTAAAATAATTTCTGGACTGTTTCCAACATTAGGTGTATATGTGGCATTGGTTGATTCTAACTGCCAACTGTCGCTAATGTCATCTAAATTTGTATCTACCCAATTATAAGTTTCAATCAACTCAGGTTTGAAATTTGCAGTTGTAAGTGCTATGGTATCTTTTAATACTCTACCTGTTTTACTGTCAAATGTTTTTTCGTCTCCTGAAAAATAAAATTTTATATCTTTTAAACTTTCAAACACCAGCCTTGTACCTCTAGATGTTACTGTATAATTTGAAATGCTGGTTGTACTGGTTGTATTATTGTATTCAAATTTCATTAACCAACTTGCACCACTTGATATTGTTGCTACAAATTCTGCATTTTTTTCTAAATTTGAATTATCAATTATGTACCAATGTGTGCCATTTGATTCTGAAGGATTAAAATTATATCCTATGCCAAAATCTTCTTTGGCATTAATTCTGTTTTCGAATGCTGTGCCAATATCTTGTTCTAGTAATGCAGAATTAAGAGTAGGAATAACTTCTACTGCTCTAAATGAATTTTTAATTTCTTTGTTTAATTTTACTACACCTTCAGTAACACTCAATAAATTTGTTGGCACACCATTATTTGTAATACTTGTAATAGTTGCTAATTCTTCAATTGTAGGATCATTTGGATCTCTGAATTTTACGTAAGACCCTTGCTGAATAATTCTATTTTCGTTAACACTATTATTTAAAACCGTTCTTGCACCGTTTTGTATTCTTGTAAAATACCCTGTGTTATTTTTATTTTTGCTTGGCTGTGTTACCCAAGTAATATCTTTATTATTTGCTGTTAAGTCAAATGCTAATGCATCTACTTGCTTATGCAACTTTCTGTAATCGTCATACATAAAGTTTTGTAAATTAGTATCTTTTGTAATATTTGCAATATCTTCTTTTAAAATCTGTGCAGTTGTCTTACTTGACCCAAAACTTAAATACGAGGCTTTCTCCTCTATGTCCTTATATAATGCACCGTCATCTGCAAATGATGTTACACTACTAAATCTGCCAGTAGGATCTTCAATATCAATGTACCTGCTGTGACCTGCATGTGTTCTATTTGTTGCTTTTAATTTTAAAATGTTTGTGCTTTGACTTAATGGGAATACATTGTAGTCTTGAGCACTAACCATTCTGTTTTGTGTATAGTAAGTTTGTGGTGCTCTGCTTTTAATACTTTGTAATGTTTCAGCGGCAGAACCATTTGCTATGGTAGTCTTCAATGACATAGTCATTGTTAAATTATATTTTTCGCCTTTGTTATTAAAGTATGGTAATACTAGTTCCACATTTTGTAAATTCTGTGGCCTTACTGTGAAATTCTCGCCTATGCTTGTTCTGTAATAAATTCTAAATATACCAGAAGGTATATTTCCAAAGTTTCCATCTGGGAACCTAACTCTAATACCGTCATCAAATAAATTATCTATTGCATACAGATTTCTTTCTGATAGGTTTGTAGAATTGTAATATAATGTTTGGCCTTCTAAACTATCAACTTTTTTCCAACTAAGTTGTCTAACAGCATTTGTGTCGAGTTGTTGGACAAATACATCTGTTTCGTTGATGTTTGGTGTAGCAATATCAACAGTTCTATTTGGTAATGCTCTTTCAAAGATGTAGTCTTCAAAAGTCAATGTTCCTTGTTTTACCATCATGAAGAAACCGGTGTATTCGCTGTCTAGGCCTCGCTTGTCATTTCTATAAGAAACATTTAATTGACTGTAAATATCTGGTTCTGCTTCAGTGAAAAATCCATTCTTGAGTTCTGTGCTAACTATTTCAAAAGGCACACTTACACCATTGATATTTGATGATATTGGAAATGTGGGTGTTGAACCTATTTGATTATTCAATGAATAAATGTGTGTTTCTATTCCACCAATTGTTTCTTCTTGTACAGGTTTAGTAAATGGATTGCTTAATGACAATGCACTATTTAAAATTGTAACAAACTGATCAAAACTATTTGCATTTGTTGGATCATTCCAATCTATCTGTACACCTTGTAAACTTTCTCCTGATGCATCTACTAATGGCTCAGTTGTTGATAAACTGTCTATTTTAATTAATCCACTTGCTGGAATATTTCTTTTTGGTGCATACCCTAGCATGTCTGCTAAACGCAAAATACTGTCTTTGCTTTCTGCAGTTGCTAAAAAGTTTTCTCTGGTATTAAGGTCTGCTCTAAACGATAAACTTTGTGAAAGATATGCTAATAATTCTATTATTGCAATAAATTCTGAACTTTCTATGTAGTCGTTAAATGACTCTGGATAATTTTCTCTTATGTAGTTCAGCATTGCTGTTCGCATTGTACTGAAATCGTATGCCTTAAAACTTACTTTGGTGAATGCCTGATAAGCAATGTCCCAGTCTTCTGCGGCGAATAGATTTTGATTTCTTGTACTAATTGCCATTATGTGTCTCCGTTAAAGTCTCTTTCTAACCTTACTTCCAATACATCTTCGCTTTGATCTACTTTGTATTGTAAATAAAGTTCTACTTTAAGAAAATGATCTGAATTTTCTACGTTTGTGCTAATTAAATCTACTCTAGGATCATTACCTACTATATTAACACATTCATCTTCTATATCTTGTTTGGTTAGGTTGTCAAACGGCTCCATTAGAATATCATGAATGATACTACCAAAATTTGGTCGCATAACACGTTCCCCTTTTCTAGTCAAAAAATGATTCAGTAAATCTTGCTTAACTAAATCTAAATCCGTTAGTGTATAGGGTGGTTTTTGCTTGTTATCTGTGCTAAATCCAATAAATGTTGCCATACAAGTATTTATCAGTATTATTAACGGATACTTTAATGATAGGTGGTTTTGCGACTTTTTATATACTACTGATTGACTTGCTGACTAGCCATGTTGATCAACGCAATTTTTTGTGCGTCCGTCATGTTATTCAGTGCTTTTTGTATTTTTGATAATTCACCTGGATCAGTAGTGCCGCCACCTAATTGATTGGGTTGTGACTGGTTGCTGACACCTGGTTGTTGCGCCATTGCAATGGCTAAGAAAATTTCTTGTTTGGTTTGTGCATCAAAATTAACATCATCATTTTGTTTAAATGATTTTTGTACTGATGGCAGTCCAGCAAACATAGGAAAACCTGCCGCTTGTTGGCCTTTAAGTACATTTGATGTTTTTATAAATTCTTTAAATTGTCCAGAATTTAAATAATTTGGATCTTGATTTGGATATTTTGCGGCTAGCCATTTAATATAAGCATCTGAAATTTTATTAGCACCTTTTAGACCCTGTGATCGTACTTTGCCCTGAATGGATTTATTATATGCAGTTTTACTAACTTTACCTGCAATCGCATTTCCTATATTTTTAGCACCCTGGGCCATTCTTGCACCAATGCCAAATTCTTTTTCAGTTATTACTTCGTCAATTCTCATATTAAATATCTCCTGCCAGTTATTTATCTCTTTTCTTATAACAAAGAAATAATTACAAGTACAACTATATAAAGAGGATAATATGAATTATGTATTAGCAGTTGCATTAGCAGACGAATTACAGGGTATACAAGGCAACTATAACACAATTATTACAGGTGTTGGTAAAATCAATGCCACACTCAAACTCACTGAGTATTTGACAAACAATCCAGATACTGAATTAGTAATTAACTATGGTACAGCAGGTGGCATTGACCCTAACATGAAGGGAATGTTGCACATTGGAAAATTTGTACAAGCAGATATGGATTGCAGAGCATTTGGTTTTGAACAATTCCAGACACCGTTTGAAACAAATACACATGAAATAATAGTTGACAACAAAGGGTTTACATGTTATACTCAAGATAAGTTTGCTACAACCAAACCAGATGGGTATTGTAATGTAGTTGATATGGAGGCGTATGCACTTGCAAAAGTGTGTATGCATTTTGATGTAAACTTTAAATGTATGAAGTTTATAAGCGACATCATTGGACAAGGAGATCAGACATCCGAATGGCAGGCGAATAAAGCATTAGGTGTTGAAATGTTTGAAAGTTCGCTTAAAGACTTAATTGGAGAAAAATAATGAACGATTTTGATAAAAACTTTCACATAAACTTTAGTCCACTATATTTTGCATTTGCATTTATGATGTTCATGCTATGGGCAAGTGAGGCGAAGGCCAGTGACATAGAAGAAGTTATAGTAGTTGCTCAACAAGAAAGAACAGTTGAAGCAGACCCAGTAATTAACAGTAGACTGGTCGATGCTATAATGCCTATTTTTACTTATAACCCAGGGGGTTATGGTGGCTTTATAGGATATAACGAACGTGGTGCTCAAACAGTACACACATCAGTTATAGTAAACGGTATACCTGCTAACGACCCAGGAGCAAGTTGGTATGACTTTGGACATGACTTTGCCAGTGGACAAAGTGTAAAAGTTGTTACTGGTGCTAACGGTGTGCTGTATGGCAGTGGCAGTATTGCTGGTACTGTATTAATACAAGACACAATAGAACACGGACTCACTGTCAGAGGCGGCGATCAAAAATATCACAGAGTGGCCCCTATTGATCAATTAGAATTCAGTATGGTAGATGCCAGTATGGTCAGTGCTAGGAACGACAACGACGAAGAAGACAATTACAAAAATAAAACTGCTAGATTTAATGTTGACGCAGGTGACTTTACTATTGTAGGGAAATACTCTGAATACGAATACGATTACGACAACTGTTATGATTATGACTGGGGTCAAAGTAACGACTGCTTACAAGACGGAACAAGATATAACATTGCTATTCGAAATGATTTAATGACAATTGGTAGAAATTACAATACTGCTAATTATTTTACAGTAGAAGATCCTACATACAGCAACGAAAGTTATAGAGACTTTGTGAGATTTGGCGGTGATGCTAAACTCAGTAACAAGATAGAAATTGCTTACGGTATAGATGCTGAAAAAATTTATTACAATACTAACAGTTGGCAGAACATAGAAGGCACCATGGTTGTGGAAACAGAAATCACAGAACCAGGTATATGGTATGCAGAAGCCGACACAAACAAAGTCAGACCAATGTGGACAGGTATCTATATTGGTACTGGTGAATTCAATAGCGAAACTGTTGGCGATGGTGTTTTCACACTCACCGAAGTCAAAGAAAAATACACGGATGAGAATGCCGGTGCTTACTTTACAGTAAACGCAGACTTTATTTTCAGTTACAACTTTGGATTTAGAGTAGGCAATGACGATCAAAATGCTTACCGATTTGGTATAGAAAATGGTCCATGGTTCTTTAACATGGGCGACAGTTTTAGAAAACCTAACTTATATGAATTAAATGGCGACGGATTTGTAACAGGCAATCCAAACTTACTGCCTGAACAAGGAGTTGGTTACGAACTCGGCTACGGTGCTATTAGTATATTTAGATACGAATTTGAAGAATCAATTGAGTATGTGCCAAGTGTTACCACAGACTTCACAACCACAAGCATAGTTTTTGATGCTGAAGCAACTTTAAATCAAATAGGAACAAATCCTGAGGCACCGGACCCAACTTATGTTTCGTGTGTGTTAAATCCAAACTGGACTGCCAACGACGAAGCAACATTTGAACTGCCTGGGTGCATATATAAAACTGTGTCTACTGTTAATCAAATATATACTGCTCCTACATACAGTAACACAGGCGAATATGTTACACAAGGAATTAGATTTAATAATGTGTTTGGACCTGTTACTGTAAACCTAAAATGGACTGACACAGAACAACCACGTGTGCCTGAATATGCCGGAGCAATTACAGTGAATCAAAACTTCAAAGGGGTTGACTTTAGATTACATTATGCTGTAAACTTAAATCGTAAACCAGGTGAATGGGATTTTATCGAAGATGAATATCTTGAAGACTTAGAAAGACTGGATATTAATATCACTAAAAGGTTTGCAAATGGTGTAACACTTTCTTTGAACGTGGAAAATCTCACAGACGAAGTTGTTGAAGTTGTGCCGTTTTACAATAGCACACAAAGACAAACAACACTAGTGTTAGATTACAAATGGTAAAAATATCATATTTTGATTTCATAAAGCAAGTTTTATAGTAAATACAAGTATATCATTTAACAACATAGGACCAAAATGAAAACTGATAGAATTATTAAAAAAATAGTTTCTACATTCAAAGAATTAGAAGCAAAAGCAGACGATCTTAATAACGCATCTGGCGTAACCTTTATACACCCGTTAATGCAAAGAGATAGACGAGGCAAGTTTGATAGTTTGGGATTTTATAATTCTAAAACAAAAAAATATGCAATCGTTTTTATTATAGATTATATTGCAAGAACAGTAGATAACATACCTGAGTTAGACGAAATGAGAAGCGTCGTAGTCAGCAAATGACCGATACAGTAACAAAAAAATTCACTAACAACACTTTAGAAGAAGAATTAAGAACTATGCTTGTTGAAAAAAATAACGAGTGTAACAATCTAAGAAGTCGAATTGAAATGTTAGAAAAGTCTGTTGCAGAAGAGCAAGAGCAAAAGTACAGAGCATTAATAAAAGCGGCTGACTTACAAAGCGAGTTGAATAAACTTAAATTAAAGTAAATAAATTTGCTTCGGCACTTCTTCTATTAAATAGAAATGTACTGATACCCATAGAGGCCTTTAATGGTATTTCTGCAAACTCCATAAAATATGTAGCACACTGATAGTCACCACTATTTAAACATTTGACTATTTTGCTAGTTGTGAATTTTTCATTACCTATATCAAATGCCAATGATAATAATGCTGTAAACTGATTATTATTTACAGGTACTTTGATTTTATCAGCAACAATATTAAATGCAATTTGTAAATCCAAAGAAAGCAATCTGTTAATTAATTCTGGTCTAGCACCGTTAACTAAACTGTAAACGTAAAAATTATTTTGTTCATCATAAACTGCAATAGAACGATTTGCTCTTGCGTAATCTATAACTCCATTTCTTATAAGCATTGTTCCTTTTAGAAAAGGATGATTTTTTCTTATGATTTTTGCAACATCAGGATGATCCAATTTTAGCATAGTCGAATCATTAAATGCCAAAAGCATATTAGATATCTCTGCTTCTTGTAACTTATGTCCTATGCCTATTACTGTTTCATTGCCAACTTGCGTGGGTGTTATACTTGAAGGATAATTTGTCTTGATAAACTCTCTTGCTTTTTTTAATACAATATTAGGTATGATGTTATTTGTATAATTAAAAACAGGAACGGTGTCTCTGGTTTTTTTGTAAGATGCTATTTTATAATCATTGCCTTCAAAATACTGACCTTCAAAATATGCATCTGGAGTGCAATAGTTTAAAGGAACTGTGTCGCTAGAGTCGAGTTGGCCTATTACTAAATCATCAATGTATGCCATTATTTGTTCCTGCGTGAAGGACTTGGCTCTATGCCAGGCCATCTAGTAATAATTGTGTTGATTTTTTTATCAAATAACAATAACGGTGTTAATGGACTTCTGCCCTGTTCTGCTCTTTTGGGATAACCACCTGATAGTATTCCTGCTAGTTCAAACGACAATAATGTATTTGTTGTGGTTGTTGTGTCAATACCTGTAAGATTTGGCACAACTGGTAAAGGTGGTAGAGTAGGTAATGTTGTTGTTTGTATATCAACTGTGCCACCTGCATTTACATAAGTGTTTGTTGTACCTAATATATGTGTATGGGTAGTAGAAAAAATATCTACGTCGCCCATTGATTTTATTTGTAGTGTGGGTTCTGATGGTGGATTATTAGCAGATGCCGGTGCGGCTATTTCTACCTGTGTTCCTGCCATGTGTACTTTGTTATCGCCAAATAATTGCAAACTACCTGGCATTGTGGTGCCAGAAGTTGTAAATAATCTAGGCCTTGCTTCTATGCTGATAGCATTAGAATACATATTAATATCTTTTACGCCTTCAATGTTTACACTACCATTATTCAACACATCTTGATATTTTGGATTTAGGTAGGCTAACTCCTCTATATCTACCACACCTTTTTCTGTTTCTTCTCTATCTTCAGGGTGTGGATAGTTGTTAGCGGCTTTGATATTAACATTTTGTCCTGCTTCTATGTTTACATTTTTGTCTGCTCTGAGATTCATATCACCAGATGTTCTGACATTGTAACTGCCTGTACCGTAAATGTCTATGTTACCGTCAGCATCTATTTCTATGTGGCCAGTACCTGATTTATTTGATATGTATATTAAATTTTCTGCATCGTTGAGAACAATTTGATTTCCGCCACCGGTACGAATTCTTATGTGCGGGTTATCATTGTTATCATCCATTACTAATTGATGCCCTGGATGTCTTCTTCTTGGATCTTTAGGATTCTTAGGTCCAGGTGTTAAAATACCATATACCTCACTTGCTCCTTCTCTTCTTGCTCCACTGGTGCTTTGCCCTCGTATAAAGTCATCGATCAATCCTTGTGAGAACAACACACTTTCTAATTCATGCATTGGTCTGCTGTCTGCTTTGACTTTTATGTTTTTAACAGAGCCTGTATATTCCACATTGTGATCTTTGATATTAGAATTCATATTGGCTTCATTTACTGGTGTGACTCCGCCAACGGATTTACCTGCTGGTATACCTGGCACCATGAAGTTTCGTTGTTGTTGGAAAAAACAACCTAACACAATAGCAACCTTTGATTTGGTGTTATCGTCTATGGAAAATCCTACCACCACTTGGTTCTCTGGATCAGGTGGTCTCATCCACATTCCATAACTGGTCTGACTGACTTCTGGAGAATCCTTGCTGTCTACTCCCGTAGGGGGAGTTGCTCCAGCAAATGGTGATGCCCACTTACATTGAAATAATGCATCAGCACTTGCATCTGTGCCTGTTATTTCAGGAATGTGTACCCACATGTATCCATTTCTTGTGGGATCGTCTGTGCTTTTTACTGTGCCAATGTACAATGTACCACCTGAACTAACAGCACTATCGACTTTGTTTTTATATTTTGATGGTATCATAAGTCTATTTATTACGTCCCTGGATCAAATGCAGGGTTGTTTCCGCCGCCGGCTTGGCCGCCTGTGTTACTAGGTCTCACACCTCTAACACCTGTGCCAGGTATTATTCCATTTGGGGTTCCTAGACCTTCAAACCTGTTTTCCAAAAGATTTGACAGTGATGCATTTACATCAGTGGCTATGGCAACGGGATTATTTTCTATTTTTTCAGTGTTCTCTTCTGCTTTTTCTTCTGCTATTTCTTCTGCTTTTTCTTTTCTTAATTCCACTATGGGTAGTTGTCCTTTATATACTTGCTTTAATGCATTTAATGTTTGTGTAAACTTTCCTCCTGCAAATTGGTGTTGTACTTGATATACTTGAAACTGCCCAGAAAATGATTTATTCATGCTGAGATCTGTTATTTCACCAGTGTGCGTATTTTGGTCATCGCTCCACATGTCATATTCTCTGGGAAATAGATATGCAAAAAAGAAACTGACTTCCCCTATTCCATATGGAGCGGTATTTGTTTCTTTGGCTGTGTTTCTTACTGCACCAATATCATTTTCTAAATCTCCTAAAAATTGCTTGCCTTGTGTCATAGTATATTGTTTATTTTTAATACTGTCAATTGGCATTCCTAACCAGTATGGATCTCCTTTGATTTCTAGACTGGTTTTAACCATGTATGGTGCACCTACTGTAGAATTAGATAACATGGTGCTGAAAATACTTCTGTTTGCAAATTTTGATGCTGGACCTACTAATCCTGTTTCACGATTTAAGACACCACTATAACTTGTATCTGCTACACCAAGAGGTTTAGGCTGAAATGTGCTAGGGTCCACGTCAATCATATAACTGTTATTATCAAATTCAAACTCTTCCATGTAGGTATTTTCTATGGTACTTACTGATTGAGTAACAGTTGATCCTCCAGGATTAAAACCAGGTGGAGTACTGTCGGTATTAGTATCTACAGCATCGGATGTGTACTTGTCTGTTGCTTTTTTGGCTTCATCAAGTAATGCATTTGTGTTGATCCCAAACTGGTCAATGCCCAGGTCCCCAGTTGTAGATTCTATCTTGTCAATGAAATCATTTATACCTGCACCTATGGCACTCAATTTACTGTCAATGACATCAAACGGTGTGAATGCCTTAGACATAATTTTGCTTATTTGTTCATCTATTGTTTCGCTGATTGCTCCTTGTATTTTTTCTTGCAATTCTGTTATAGAATTAGTTAATGTAGATACCTCATCAGTTAAATTTGTTACACTCTCTAATTTTTGTAAAACTGCTACTGGCGAACTTGGTAACCTTGCGTTCACCATTCTTACTTTGCCAACCTTACTTGATATGCCGTCTGGTTTATTGCCTTTGGCAAGTGCCGCTAAATCTTGTGTGATTGTTATTGGTAACATTGCCAATGATGTGATTGTTGATTTTAACTCTGTTGCTATTTTGGCAAATTTATCCAATATCTCTTTTTCTGTTGCTGGATTGTCCCCAGCCTCTTTTTTGTCTGTTTTATCTATTGCCTTATTGCTTGGGGCCGCGGCTGGTGATAGTGTATAATTTGATTGCTTGCCTCCTTTACCTGGAAATAAATACCTAACGCCATATTCCTGTTTTAAATCAACATCAATTATTTGATCATTTAGACCAGTATATGTATATGCATAAAATTTTGATACATCTCTGTCTTGGGCGGCTTTAGTAATCTTATCGTTATACTTGTTGTCTTCTATATTTAACTCTGCAGGATCTATCACAATCGCAGAATCTAACTTACCTGTTAAATTATAAGTGTATGTTAATGCAAGTTTATTATCAGACTTAAAAGATTTACCATCCCATTCTGTAGTTACATAAACATCAGGAACTAGATATTGCGTCTTGTCCTCATTCAAAGTTTTTGGATCAAACTCCGAACTTTCAGGAGCCACATCATATCTGCCACAATGTTTACAAAAGTCAGAATTAAGGCTTGCCAGTGATATCATTACATCTTCGACCTTTGTGTTTTTGGGTATATTAACTGTTATAGTCTTACCAGAGTTTCCGTCATTTCCTGTATCGGCCTGTCCGCTTTGATCTTTTTCTTTTACTTGCGAAATAGTACTTTCATTGGTATTTGGTTTTATTTTTTTAATATCTAGGTTTCCAGTATAATCATCATCAATTTTAAGTACCTCAAATATATCTTTCAATCCAGGCATTCCATGACTTGCTAATTTATATACTCCTATATCAAAACTTGGTTTTTTGTTATCACTGCTTTCGCTCTTTTGTGTTTGTATTGATTGTTGTTTATCTTTCATTTGTTTAGAAAAATCAGCCAATAGTTCGTTGACTGTTGAACCGGATATCGTTAATTCTTCGGGTGCTGTTTCAACTGTGGTATCTGCCACAGGAGCAAAGTTATGTATAGGCACACATCTAACTTCGTAAGTTGTGCCTTGTTTTGCTCCATCCATCTCAAAGTCTATTAGTCGTATAGGATATGCATTGTGATAAAATACTTCACCTAACTCGGCACTCTCACTACTATTTTCAAAATTGTCTTTTTGTCCGATTAATTCTATTTCCAATAACAAAGGCATTTGTTGTATAGGCGGATTTTTTGCTAGGTTAAGATCTTTGTTTAATTCATACATTGTCCTATTCAGCAAATCAATAAACGACATGCCAAACGGCTCTAACAACGAAAAACTTAAAACAAATGGATAAATTCTGTTCCCTCGTAAATTTTTAGGAGCAGTTTTACTCACAACAGATGATATCTGCAAATTGTCTATTTGAAATTTTGTTACACCAGTTTGTGCTATGATGATTCTGGCGCCACCTGAACCGCCCTTACCTACATTAAGATCCAAATTCACTTGAGGATTTTGATGAAACGAAAAGGGCAACATACTTAAAGTTAATTTGTATGTATACGAATAGTACGAATCAACAGTATTGTCTACGATATTCTGTCTAACACCGTCTGGAATAAATCTTTTTAGATACTCCCCTGCATCTGGTCCTTGAGTTTCTTGAGCCATATTAATTACCGCTTACTTGAACTGCTCGGTCTCTGCTAATTAGCCTTATCACTTTGCCTTCAGAGAAATCTGTTAATGGATCTTTGATAATTTCCAAGTTACTTAATGCTAATACCCACCATAATTCTGGAGTACCAAATTTATCATTTGCTAATAAGTCTGGCCTGTTAGCATACTTTTTTGTGATTAAGAATTTTTTATCTGTTAAAGATTTTTCAATTGCAGGTAAGTTCATGTAATTCAGTCCTGTATAAAAAGACATATTACTTGCGTTTTTTAAAAAACTATTTTTGTTGTATTGCGCCATTAAATAAATCCTATATTTTTGCCCTGTCGCATTGCATCTAGATTAAATCCTCGTCTTATTCTTCTTGGAGAATACTGCGGTAAGCATGTTATTGTCATATCTATATCTGTAGGTACATAAGTCACAGAAGCACTACCTCCTTCGGAATCTTCTGATTTAAATGCACTAACATGAAATTTATTGCTGGCAATTCTCGGATGAGCGACTGGAATATAATCTACATTGTTAACCATTATATAGTTGACGTCATTAATAACAACTGGTACTCGGTCAAAACCGTGCGGTCCTAAATAACTGAATTCTAATACCGGTGGCGGTCTGCCAACTTTGTCGTTTGTTACTGCCATTTCACCAAATTGTGCTTTGGTAGATACTTTTAAAAATTGCATCATTGCTAAAAGATATCTGGCTTCTTCTTGGTTTGTACACGAGTATTGCACCTGTATGGGTAAAGTAGGAGGAGTACTGCTCATATATGTGTGCAACGGATAATTTGATCCTTGGAATGTTTGTGTATCATATGTGGCCGCATACGCAATAAACATACTTGGTTGGTATTGAAAAACAATTCCTCTGTCCTGCTTTAGTGGAAACATCATGTCGTCCTCTTTGTCTTCGTCTTCCTTTCCAAAAAACTCGTCAACATTGGCTCGCATAACCTGTAGCCGTGCTCTCCAATCAATATCTAAAGTTTTGTTCTTTCCTATTTCACTTGTAGCCATTATATCTCCTAATGTAATATGTATTTATCGATATCAATAAAGTAGCCGTTATTGGCCAGAAATGGATAATTATACTTGACAACTAAAAATTTTAATGTATAATAAAGGCTATTACAAAAGGAGATACAATGCCAGCAAAAGTGAAATACTTAAATAACAAAGATTTACTTAAACAGATACATCTAAGCAAGATGTCTTTCTGTTGGGTTAAGTCACCACAGTATGATTATCCTGACGTTATAATTGATTCTAATGATAGTATCACCGATGAAGTTATACTGACTGCAAAGAAAAATCAAGCAGGAAAAATAAAAGATTTAGCATATCAACAAGCGGTTGCTAATTACGACGGACCTGCAAACAAAAAGCCTAGACAAAAAGATTTTTTAGTTGAGCCTGAATCCATACCTGATGAAGATATAACTGTTAGAAAAATGACGTTTGAACACATTCCATTAGAGCCAGGCAGAAAAAAGAATCCTAGAAACGAGTCAGAAACTAAATCAAAGTGCAACTTTCCGCCATTTAAACATTATGGATTAATAAATGGTACATGGGAAGAGGTTGCCAGGAGCCACTGGAAAGGTGGTCCTAAGAGCGGAAAGTTCTGTGTTGACCATGGCAGTATCACAAATGAGTTAGGCAAAATGTATTTAAAACTCGTAGAAAGGTATAGTCAAAGATCAAACTGGCGTGGTTATACTTATGTAGATGAAATGCGTGGACAAGCATTATTACAACTTGCAATGATTGGATTACAGTTCAATGAAGCAAAATCAGATAATCCGTTTGCATATTATACTGCCGCAATTACAAACAGTTTTACAAGAGTGTTAAACATAGAAAAGAAAAATCAAAACATCAGAGACGATATTTTGATCGACTCTGGGCACTTACCGAGTTATGGCAGACAGATTCAGCATGAAAATGAGATGAAGGCTTTGAGAGACGAAGCAGATAGTACTGAATCGGATGCTTAACTATGGCAGATAATTTATTCAATAAAGCCGCGGTCTTTACAGACATACATTACGGCTTGAAACAAAACAGTCATCAACATTTAAAAGATTGTAATAATTTTGTTGATTGGTTTATCACAGAAGCGAAATTACGAGAAGCAGAAACATGCTTCTTTTTAGGCGACTGGCATCATCATAGAGCAAGTGTAAATGTTGCAACACTTAATGCAAGTTGGAAAGACCTTAAAAAATTAAATGACGCATTTGACAAAGTGTATTTTATCACAGGTAACCACGATTTATATTACAGAGACAAACGTGAACTCAACAGTATGGAGTTTGCCAGAGACTTAGATAACTTTGTTATGGTTGATGAGTTATTTGAAGAAGGCAACGTTGGTATTGTACCGTGGCTAGTTGAAAACGAATACAAAAAAGTTGCAAAGATGAAATGCAAATACATGTTTGGTCATTTTGAATTGCCTTTCTTTAAAATGAATGCAATGATTGAGATGCCTGACCATGGTGGCATAAATGCATCTATGTTGCGTAATCCAGATTATGTATTTACAGGACACTTCCACAAAAGGCAATATGACGAAAACATACATTACATAGGTAATGCATTTCCACATAATTACGCAGATGCAGGAGACAACGACAGAGGCTATATGTATCTTGAATGGGACAAGGAGCCTGTGTATGTTAATTGGCCTGAGTGTCCTAAGTATGTTACTTGCGGACTTGTTGAATTAATAGATGATCCTGCAAAATATCTAGATGCATACACTTATGCTAGAATCAAATTAGATGTTGACATCAGTTATGAAGAAGCAACGTTTATCAAAGAAAACTTTATGGACAAATACAAGTGTAGAGAAATACAACTTGTACCAATAAAAGAAGTCGAAGAAGAATACGAAGCCGGCGAAATATCATTTGAAAGTGTTGAACAAATTGTTATTAGCCAATTACAAACCATAGAAAGTAATACAATTAACACAGAAAAGTTAATTGACATTTACCAAAATTTATAATATATGCTTAAATTAAAAAACATCAGTGTAAAGAATTTCATGAGTGTTGGAAACAACGTTCAAGGTGTACGTTTCGACGACAAAAACTTAACACTAGTTCTAGGTAATAACTTAGACTTAGGTGGTGACGGTAGCAGAAATGGTACAGGTAAAACTACTATTATCAATGCACTCAGTTATGCATTATATGGCGAAGCATTAACAAACATCAGACGTGATAACCTTATCAACAAAACAAACGGTAAGGGCATGATTGTTAGTGTGGACTTTGAACTTAATGGTGTTGAATACCGTATAGAAAGAGGTAGGCGTCCTAATGTGTTACGTTTCTTTGTTAACGGCACAGAAACCGAAGACCAAGAACAACAAGGCGACAGCAGAGAAACACAAAAACACATAGAAAAAATAATTGGTTTTAGTCATGAAATGTTCAAACACATTGTTGCACTAAACACATACACTGAACCTTTCTTGGGTATGAAAAATAACGATCAGCGAGACATGATCGAGCAACTGCTTGGTATACAGGAATTATCAGAAAAAGCAGAAACACTCAAAGAAAAAATGAAGGACACTAGAGACAGTATCAAAGAAGAAGAAATTCGTATTAATGCTATCAAAGATGGCAATACTCGAATGGAAAAGAATATCAAAGAAATAGAAAGCCGCAGTAAGGCTTGGGAAGCCAATAAGAAAGCCAAACTATCTGAAATGGCTGATGCATTAGAAGAATTAAATGAACTAGATGTAGATGATGAGATAGCAAAACACAACACACTTGTCGAAATAAAAGATCACGAAGCAAACTTAAATGTCCTAGTAAGTAATATAACTAACACAGAAAACAGCATTAAAAGAAGTAATACTAAACTGCAAACACTAGAAGCAAATCTATTAAAGGCAAAAGAAGGTGTATGCCCTGCATGTGGGCAAGATACAGCACATTTAGACACACACGAAGAATATACGGCCGATTTAAACACCGAAATAACAGAAGAAAAGACATATTACGACACACTTGTCACTAAAGAAAAAGAGTTAAAAACAGGCGTAGAAATGCTAGGCCCTGTTCAAGAACGCCCTAAAACCTTCTATAGAACATTAGAAGAGGCCCTTACACACAGAAATAATGTGGATAATTTAATACAAAGTATCACAGACAAGAGCAATGAAGAAAATCCTTATGTAGAACAAATAGAATCTATGAAGGAAACAGGAATACAAGAAGTCAGTTGGGATATTATTAACGAACTTACAGCACTAAAAGATCATCAAGAATTCTTATATAAATTGCTTACCAGCAAGGACAGTTTTATCCGTAGACGTATTATTGATCAAAACATTGCTTACTTGAATCACAGACTAGCACACTACTTGAATGCTATTGGCTTGCCGCATGATGTTAAGTTTAACAGTGACCTCAGTGTAGAAATAACTGAGTATGGCAGAGACTTAGACTTTGATAATTTAAGTAGGGGTGAACGTAACAGACTTATACTGAGTTTGAGTTGGGCATTCAGAGACATATATGAAAGTCTTAATCACCCAATGAACTTCTTGTGTATTGACGAACTTATTGACAGTGGCTTAGATGGTGTTGGTGTAGAAAATGCATTAGGCATACTCAAGAAAATGAGCAGAGAGCAAAACAAAAACATCATGCTAATATCACACAGAGAAGAACTTAGTGGTAGAGTAAATGATGTGCTGTATGTAATCAAAGAAGGTGGCTTCACCAGTTACAATACAGACACAGAATATGTAGGAACTTAATGAGCGACTGGACCTATAACGGAGAAGTAATAGACAACTTACCAGAGGATTGCGAGGCCATTGTATATCTAATCACTAACAAACAAAACGGCATGAAATATGTTGGCAAAAAATTAGCCAAACGTAAAGTTACTCGTCCTCCGCTCAAAGGCAAAAAGAACAAAAGACGCAGTACAAAAGAAAGCGACTGGAGAGACTATTGGGGTAGTTCAGATCACCTACAAGCAGATGTAGAAAAATTAGGTGAAGATCAATTCACCAGAGAAATACTTTACTTCTGTGCCAGCAGAGGCATAGCCAGTTACTTAGAAGCCAGAGAGCAATTTGAAAGAGAAGTGTTGCTCACAGACGATTACTACAACGGAATCATCAACGTTCGCATAGGTGGTTCAAAAATACTCAAAGAAAACGTCAAGCCGCGATAACTATTTAACGAACAGACCAAGGCACAACATCACGGCACACCCGGCACACACATAGGTCCATGCACCACCCCATCGAGGCTATTAATATCGATTTCCCTGACAATCCGGCAATGGAAACACCCGGTGCGAGATTCTGGAATGTATGGCGTTAAATGAAATACAGACAAACGACAAACAGTATTAAATGAT